GGTAATTAGGCGCTCGTAAATTTTTGCTAAAAAAATTTCACAGCAATGCAAGAGATACTATTAACTTTTCATTTTCGATAGAAATCCTATATGGCACAAAGGATCAACAATTCACGCGGGTATATAAAAATAAAATGTTGTTACGCATGCCACAGGCCAAACGCTCGTTTTAAAACAAGTCGTTATTGCTTAGTGTGTCTTTCTGAGCGCCAACGCATTGGGAATATTGGTGCTAATCGTATTGCCGGTGGCCGGGTAGCTACTAATATAATTAGTCGGCAAGTGCGCAAGGGCTATCGACAAAAAGCGTCTAAATATAAATGCGCCGATTGTGGTAAATCGGCGCATGTATGGGAGCATCGCGACTATAATAAACCTCTCGCTGTAGAGCCGGTTTGTTTTAGTTGCAATCGAAAACGCGGGTCGGCCATACCTGCCGATAATTTTTCTCTTTCATTTTGGTATTATTGGGGCATAGTCAGTAGGGTATAGACTATTGCTTTTTCTCAGATACCTATGGCAGCAACATCCGAAACTAACGAAGATTTTTCCACGCTATTTAAGCGCGCACGCGCCAGCGCGAAACTTGAAGACACAATTAAAAAATCCGTGCGTGCGAAAAATGCGAAACCCGTTACATCGCGCAGTGAGAAAAGATTAAAGCGGCAAGACAAACTTATAGATTCGGTGTTGGGCGTGCATCGTGAGCGCACGCCGTTAGATTCAGCGGCGAAAGATCGCAATGCAAAAATGCGGGGCACGCCTAACACATTGATGTTGGAAGATGGCGTTATTTTGATGGGCACAGCGCAATTTGCGAAGGAATCTAATGTTGATCCGCAAACAACAATAATACGTGCGCGAAAATCCGGCATCAAAGGTCGCGTAAATACTTTGGGCGTGACTGTCTACCGCCTACGCGATTTAATTATTGCGGTGATGCTTGGTGATGACGAAGGCAAATTAGATATTGATAAGCTTGATCCGCTGAAACGCAAGGCACACTATCAGGCGGAAAATGATCGCTTGAAACTCATGGTGTCGAGTGGGCAACTTGTGCCGATTGCCGGTGTTGAAAAACGCTTAGCGGCAGTCGCCAAACTTTTTGCGCAATTCTGCGACACGTTACCGGATATTTTAGAGCGTGACTGCGGCGCGAAGCCGGATTTTTTAAAATCAATAGAGCAACGGCTAGATTCTTTGCGCGAAGATATGTATAAAGATTTACTTGCGGAAGACGCCGACGAACCGGAGAAATTAAGCAATGACGATACAAATGGAGGAAAGGGACAGAAGGATTAGTTCTAAATGTTTGCCGCGCTTCGGTGATACGCGCGATGTGTTGGCCGGGATTGCGGAAATGGTATTACCACCACGCCGGTTGTCGCCATCGGAAGCGGCGCACGCATCACTGCGAAATGAAAAAGGTAGATGGGATAGATCGCTGGTGCCCATGATGCTTGAGCCGTTGGACATGCTCGCATCACGCGATTATCAAGGCATAATTTTTGTCGGGCCTGCGCGCTCAAGTAAAACCTATTCAATGTTGCTAGGCGGGTTGTGCTACATCGTGACGTGTTCGCCCGGTGATACGTTGATGATTCAAATGTCTGGTGATGCTGCGCGCGATATGTCGCGCGGTGATATTGGCCGCGCGTTGCGCGAGTCGCCCGATTTGCAGGCGCGCATTTCTACGCGTATGCGTGATGATTCGTTGCACACGAAACATTTTCGCAGCGGTATGTTTTTAAAAATTGGCTGGCCTGCGATATCACAACTATCATCCAAGACGCTGCAATATGTTTTTATCACTGACTATGATCGCCCGGAAAATCGCGACAACGTAGACGGTGAGGGACCAATCTGGAATTTGGCAATGAAACGTATTGAAACTTATATGTCACGCGGAAAATGTGTGGCGGAAACTTCGCCCGGTGAGGCGTTGACTGATCCGAATTGGAGGCCGCAAACGGAACACGAAGCGCCACCAGTGCGCGGTTCACTTGCAATATACAACCAAGGCACGCGGGCGCGCTGGTTTTGGCCGTGCTTGGAGTGTGGCGAATTCACGCAAGCAAAGCCGGGCCTTGAATTATTTAATCTACCGCCATTCGAGGAATTAGAAAAATTGGTGAAGGCTACCAATCCTGCGGACTTGGCGCAGCAATTCGCGTTCATCACATGCAAAAAATGCGCAACGGTGCATAAGATGGAAGATCGTTTGAAGATGAATGCAAAGGGTCGTTGGTTGCACGAAGGCGAAACCATTATCAAAGGCAAGATAACAGGCAAGCGGCGCAATTCAAATATTGCATCGTATTGGTTAGGCGGTGTCGCGGCAACGTATCAACGTTGGGATAATCTATTGCAGAAATATTTCCAAGGCGTATTGACGTATTCGTTGACCGGGCAAGAGGAAACATTAAAGGCAACCACGCTAACGGACCAAGCGACACCATACCTTTCGCGTTCACTCGCGCGCCATCGTGGGCCGGAAGCGTTGTTGTCACGTCTTGAGAGTTGGGAACCGGGCAAGGTTCCGCCCGGTGTTTGTTTTCTCACGGCAGCGGTTGACGTGCAATCATATGGCTTTAGTGTGCAGGTAGAAGGCTTCGGTAATGGTTTGCAGTCATGGGTAATTGATCGCTACAAAATCACAACGGGCAAACGCATGGAGTCTGCCGACTTCTTCATGAATACAAATCCGGCATCTTATATTGAGGATTGGAATTGTATTCATGAAGAAGTTATGAAGCGCACGTATCCGCTAATCGATCATGAAGAAATAAAACTCGAAATTGTTTTAACCGTGTGCGATTCAGGCGGGCGCGAAGGCGTGACAGAGCGCGCCTATGACTATTGGCGCATGTTGAATAAGATGGGGCGCGGGCGGCAGTTTATGCTTGTGAAGGGTGATGCACGGTTGACGATACCTACAGCGGCGGAATCGTGGCCGGATGCGCGCGGGCAAACCAAGCGGGGCATGTTCGCGCGGGGCGACGTGCCGGTGTGGTTGCTTAACGTCAACTTGATCAAAGATGGTTTGGCGAGTGATTTGGGCCGCGAAAAACCGGGGCCGGGCTACTGCCATTTTGCAACGTGGCTAGATAAGGACTTTTTTAATGAGTTGACTGCTGAAACCCGCGCTATCGATGGATGGAAGAAAAAGAACAATGCCGCAAGAAATGAAGCGCTTGACTTAAAAGTATATAATCGCGGCGGGTGTCAAATGCTCAAGGCGCATTTAATCAATTGGGATGATCCGCCAGTTTGGGCGCTTGATCCATTGAAACGCATCAGGCCTACTAGTGGCGAGCCGGTGAAGCAAGACACGATAGCGGAACTAGCGAGGGCGCTAAATGGCTGAGGCTGCACTTACCTGCGTTGAAAAATTAGCGGAAGCACGCGCGGCGCTACATTCATTGTTGACCGGCACGATTCAAGTATCGGTGACATATGAAGGGCGCGGGGTGTCGTTTCGTAATTCGTCTTCCGATGACATAAACAAGTTACGTGTTTACATTTTAGAACTTGAAGCGCTTTGCGGCGGGCCGAATGGCGGGCCTTGCTACGGGCCGCGTCGTGGTTTTAATGTAACTTTCTAACAGGCGAAAAATGGATAAGGCAAACATTCCGCAACTTGTGGACGCTCGCGGTAATCCGCTGGCGCGCTTGGCAGTAGATACTCCGCATGACGGTGCATCTAATGTGCTGAATGAGACAAGCACTTGGCAACCAGCATACTACAGCGCGGATGATGAAATTCTGCGCGACAGAAAAAAGCTTTTGGCGCGCACGCAAGATTTAATTCGCAATAATGGGTTAACCAGTGGCGCGGTGCAAACACATTTGGACTGGATTATCGGTAGCGGCCTAGAGTTGAATTGCAAACCGGATTGGAAGCTACTAAAAATAAAAGATAAAGACGCGGCGCGCGAATGGGAGCGCGACACAGAATCAAAATTCCGACAATGGGCGGATGATCCTGATTGTTATTGCGATGCATCGCGCGGGATGCGCTTTCGTGAAATTCTCGCGCAAAGTTACCGCAGTTACCTTACATCGTTTGAAATTTTTCAGGTTGTCGAATGGTTGCCGGATCGCGGCAGCACAAAAAAGACGGCAATTCAAACGATAGAGCCGATGCGCGTCAGTAACCCAAACGGTAAACCTAACACCGACAGATTACGCGATGGTGTCGCGTTTGATGAATTGGGCGTTCCCGTTGGCTATTGGTTTGTAAATCGTCTTGAAAATGATTCTGCATCCGGTTCATACAAGATGCGCGAATGGCAATTCGTGCCAAAGGAAACGCCGTGGGGCCGTCCTATGGTGATCCATATTTATGATCGTGAGCGCGCCGGGCAAACGCGCGGAAAAAATACGGGCGTTGCCGCGACACTTACGAAATTAAAAATGCATGACAAATTTTCGCAAGTCACATTGCAGGCGGCGGTGTTGAATGCAATGTATGCGGCTTCGATAGAGTCGCCTATGGATTGGCACTCTGTCGGCAGCGCGTTAGGCGTTGGGCCTAACAACGCTTCACCAATGGCGCAATACACAAAGGAAAAAGCTGCATTCCATAAAGAAAAAACAATTCAATACAACGGTGTTCGCATTCCGCATTTATATCCGGGCGAAGAACTGAAATTTAATTCTGTCGAACATCCGACCGCGCAATATGAGCAATTCGAGCGGTCGGTATTGCGCTATATCGCAGCCGGCTGGAATATGCCGTATGAACAATTGAGCCGCGACTATTCGCAAACCAATTACACGGGTTTCCGGGCCGCGATGTTGACCGCATGGCAGTTTTTCGCCGGGCGGCAAGTGTTTATTGGCGGGCGCGATGCGTCGATCATCTATAGCCTATGGTTAGAGGAAGCTTTCAACGATGGCACGATAACCACACTGCCGGGCACGCCTGATTTTTACGATGCAAAGGGCGCTTGGTGCGGTTGCGAGTGGATTGGTCCGGGACGCGGCACGCTTGATCCGTTGCGTGAACGCGAAGCAACAAAAGTTGCGTTTAGCATGGGTCTAACCACAATGGAAATCGAAGCGGCACAAGAGGGCTTGCGATGGGAAGAATTGTTAGAGCAAACCGCACAAGAAATCCAGTTTCGCCGGAAAATTGAGCAAGAATACGGTTTAGAAAAAGGCGCGCTTGATCCGGTCATCGATGGCGCTGCGAAAACGTCGGAACAGTTAGACGATGAAGACAAAAAGCAAAATGGCGCGGGAAACCCTGCCGATACCGAAGATGAAGACGCGAAAAAAGACGAAGACGAACAAAATACGCCTGCGGCAGATAAAAAGAAAAAGCAAGCGGTCAAGTTTGGCGCGACACACATTCATTTAGGCGATGTAGCGCCCGCCGGTGATGATGCAGGTATTAAACATGCAATGGGGCAGATTGCGCACGCCATCGGTGCGCTTGCCGAGTATCAACGCAATCTAGCGGAAACATTGCAACGTTCGCAAGATGAAAATACGCGGGTGATCGCTGAAACACTCTCTAAAGAGTTGGCAAAACCTGTTATCCCGGTTTACAAGGACGGCAAATTGTCGCATGCGCAGCGCGTAAACCAAGTTTAATCAATCGGAGAATAATATGACTTTAGTAGTGCCAAACCTTGCGGAAGATCGCGCGCTTAAAATCCTGTTGAATGTAGACGCGCCGGATGATCTGGACATCAAGCTTTTTAAAAACAATTACACGCCGGTCAACGGTTCGCACTTGGGCAATTTTGACGAAGCTGATTTTACCGGCTACGCGCCTATTGAAATTGATCCGGGCGATTGGGTATTTACGCCGGGCACGCCTAGCGATGCCGAGCATCCGCAAGTTATTTTTACAAGCACGGCGGGCGCACAAAATCAGGATGTGTATGGCTATTATGTTGTGGAACGCAATCCCGGTTCTAATGGCGTAGTGCGTTGGGCTGAGCGATTCGGCAACGGGCCTTACAATATTCAAAATTTGGGTGATCAAATAAAAGTGACTCCGCGCTTTACTGCGGCTTCCGAATCGGCGGATTAATTCAGGGGTAGCGCATGCCGTATGTAAGAGCCGACCGCATCAAAGAAAATGCTGTTCCCTTTAGCGCCGATTTTGAGCTACAGGGAGCGTTAGACTCGTATCGTTCTTTTGCTGCGGTGTGCCTCAATAATGATACGGTTGATGCCGTAATTCGCGTCGCTGATGGTGCAACGTTTTTCGATTGGGAAGTTGCGCACTGCCGATACAACGCAAGCTTAAATACGCTTGAGCGCATTTCTACATATTCATCTAGCAATAGCGATGCGCCGGTTGATTTCGCGACAATAAACGAAGCGCTTTTTATTTCGCTGGTGTTGCCAGCGGCGGCGCTGACTGCGGCGCTTGGGAATATTGTTCAACCACAACACGGTAATTTTTTGCTTACCGATGGCAGCGGCGCGGCGCTTACACTGGTTACTAGGAATGGGCGCTACTGGAAACATGGGCATCTATTGGTGATGACCATTGAAATTGAATACCCAACAACAGCAAACAGCAACCAAGCAATACTAGGCAGTTTTCCTTTTACGTTGCCTGCGGGCGCGATTCATGAACAGGGGAGCATTACCTATTCAAATAATCTTGACCTTAAAGTTATTGCCGTTGCGCAAGGTGGTAACTTTGCTTTCATAGAAAAATATGATGGCAATCCCGCGTTAAATTCTGATATGAGTGGGGTATTTTTAAATGCAACGTTCACCATTATTTTTGAAACTATACCGGACGGTGATCCGTTCTTTCTTAGTGTCGTTTCGTTGATGCATTTTGAAGACGTAATTAATTCGATTACGTTTATCGATGTGAAAGGAAAAACTTGGACGGCGGCGGGCAATGCAATACATACAACAACAACGCCATTGCGCGGCATATCATCGTATGTTGGCGACGGCACGGGCGACGTAATTACAACGCCGGATCATGCAGATTTTGAATTCGGCACGGGCAATTTTACAATTGAGTTATTAATACGCCCGGTGGTCGTTACTGGAACGTCTTATATTTTCTCAAAAATAAATGTTGGTGGAATTGGTTACACTGTTTATCGAAACGGTGCAAGTTTAGAATGGTATTGTTCATCAAACGGCACAACATGGGATATGTGCAGCGCGGTTGTAATTGGCACTATCGCAGCGAATACAACTTATCATGTTGCCGTGTGTCGTGAAGGAAATACGTTCCGCACATTTTTAAATGGCGTCGCGGGCGCTACTGGAACTTCTAGCGCATCAATTATAAATAATACAAATGTATTCGCAATTGGTGCGGCGAGCAATGCGGCAACGGCATCATTCAACGGGCGCATTGATGAATTCCGCGTAACAAAAGGCGTTGCACGTTACAACGGTAATTTTACGCCACCAATCGCACCCCATCCGGATTTTTAAATGTTCGGAAATTCACCACTATCTGATTTTCCGATTGCTGGTGACGAAGACGCGCCGCCTAGTTTTACCGTTTATGAATACATTGCATTCGGCGGGCTGATTTATGGTGGTGTCGCTGATGTAATTGAATCTGACTCATACGAAGCAACGGGCGGGGCAACACTAGGCGGCGCGGCGGGCATCGCGCGCACAATCAATTATCTTGCAACGGGCGGCGCGATATTCGGCGGCGCAGCGGATGTAATTGAATCCGATTCATACGAGGCAACAGGTGGCTTACTTTTTGGCGGTGTTGCTGATGTTGTGCGCGTGGCTGTTCATGTTGCAACAGGCGGTATTGTTTTTACAGGTGATGCAAATGTAACTGAATCAGATTCTTACGAAGCAACGGGCGGGATTCGTTTAGGCGGCGAGGCTGATACCGAGTATGAAGCAGGCTCAGAAGAAAATGAGTATATCTACGTCGCAACAGGTGGCGCGCGATTTGGTGGTGCGGCTGATGTTGTTGAGTCGGATACTTACGCGGCATCGGGCGGGCTTCACTTCGGCGGTGCGGCGCTTACCAGTAAAACGCCTTATAACTACATTGCAGCGGGCGGTGTTGTCTTCGGTGGCGTTGCGGTCACGTCTTACCGGCGCGCGAGTGTCACGGGCGGCATTGGGCACGGTGCGGGCACAGTGTTTGAGCATCGCGGCAGTTTCCCGACACTTGACCGCTACAAACCTATCCCGCCTACGCGGGCGCGCGAGTATGTCTACGTTGCATCGGGCGGGCTACGCTTCGGTGGTGAGGCCGCGTGTTCGCTTCAAACGGCGCGCGTTTACCAGTTTATTCCATACCCAACAAGACGCAAATATGTCAGATATAATGCGGCCTGCGAATTCACAATAGGATGTGATCCGGTTTTTCTATTACTGGCCGCGTAAAGGTAAAAACACCATGACTAAAAATTCAGGCCGCTATGCAAATTTGATTCAGCGCGTTTTTAATAAACCGCTGATGATCCAAGAGCGCAAGCTAATCGAAATCTTGGAAGTCATTGGGCCGCGTCTTGGCATCGTGGAGTTTAAGCCGTCGCTTATGGATGATGGCGACGCACGCGAGAGTGTGCCGGAAGTTTCGCATTTGGATGGCATCCTAACAATGGGCGGTGCTGAATTTGAACCGAGGCAGGAAGGGCACTATGTCGGCCACGGTGTTGCGGTTGTGCCGGTCATTGGTTCACTTGTGCAGCGCGCGGATTATATGGATGCCATGAGCGGGCTAGTGTCGTATTCAAATATTGAACAAATGTTATCAGCGGCTATGCATGACTCGCGTGTTGGTGAAATTGTCATGGAGTTTGATACGCGCGGCGGTGAAGTCGCGGGCGTCTTTGATGCGGTGGACAGAATTCATGAGCTACGCGGCAAAGGGAAGAAAATCACTGCGGCTGTATCGGAAATTGCAGCATCGGCGGGCTACCTACTCGCGAGCGCAACCGATGAAATTGTTGTTCCGCGCACGGGCACGGTCGGTAGTATTGGCGTTGTGGCGGCGCATTATGACTATTCGCGCGCAGTAGAGAAAAAAGGCATTGCAATTACTTATGTCTATGCCGGTGATAAAAAGATTGATGGCAATCCATTTTTACCGCTATCGCAAAATGTTAAAGAGGAATGGCAAGAGGAAATTGACGCCATCTATAAACTTTTTGTTGATACTGTCTCGCGCAATACCGGGCTGAGTGTTGACAAGTTGCGCGGCACAAAGGCGGGGATGTTTACCGGCTTTAAGGCGGTTGAATCTGGATTAGCGCATCGCGTTAATTCATTCGCAAATGAATTAGGTAACGCACTGATACGGCAACAGGGCTTGACCGGGCCGATTAGACTCACTTACTCACAAAAGGAAATTGAAATGAATACGCAAAAAGAGGCACAAGCAAAAATCGAAATGGACAAAGCCGAAGCCGAAGCGAAAGTAAAAGCGGAAGCGGACGCCAAAATCAAAGCGGAAGCTGATGCAAAAGCAAAGGCGGAAGCCGATGCACGCGCGGCAAACGCTTCGCCCGCACAACTTGAGCGGGCGCGCATATCCGGCATCATCGATTGCGAGGAGGCAAAGGGCCGCGAAGATATGGCAAAGCATCTAGCCTACTCAACTGATATGAGCGTTGACGAAGCGAAAAAATTGCTTGCTATCGCGCCGACAAAAGCGAACGGTAACAAGCTGGATAAGGCGATGCAAAACTTTCAACCACGTATCCCGAATGCGGGCGCAAATGATGACGGCGAGAAAATCGCGGCGACTGCAACGACTAGCGACATTTACAAGACGCGTGCAAGCTTTTTCAAAGGCGGCGCACAAAAGGCCGCATAACCAAAATTTCAACGCATTAAAAAATTAGGAGCAAAAAACTATGGTTACGAAAACCGAAGTGCTTCCGCACAATGAAGGCTTTATTGTTAGCGAAGCAAATCATTCGCGCTCGCGTGAAAACGCAAATATTACCGGCGCGGCTGTGATCAAAGCGGGAACCGTGCTTGAGTTGTCGGGCGCGAACTATACGCCGTTCGTTGGTGGCACGGCGGTAGGCGTTTTGTGTTCCGAAGTTGATGCAACGGACGGTGTTGTTCGCGGCGCAGTGATTCGCCGTGATGCCGAAATCCGGCGCGAAGACTTGGTATTTCTGGATTCACAAAACGACGCGGCGCGCGATAGCGCTATTGTTGATCTGTTGGCGCAAGGCATCATCACGCGCTACGGGCCGACTACCAAAGAAACACAAAACACGTAAGCGAACGGCAGCAAAGAAAAACGCACTACTAAAAATTAGGAGAAATTTAAAATGTCCATGTTAGATATGTTCCGGGCGGATGCATTTTCGCTCACGACACTAACCGACAAAATCAATAAGATTCCATTTGTGCCGGGACGCCTTGGCGCTATGGGGCTTTTTGAGGAGTCGGGCATTAACACACTGACCGCACAGATTGAAGAAAAGGGCGGTGTGTTGTATCTGGTTCCGACCGCACCACGCGGCGGGCCTGCGGCGCAGAATTTGAAAGAAGGCCGTAAGGTGCATCCGTTGAATGTTGTTCACTTGCCGGTAGAAGATCGTTTGATGGCTGACGAAATTCAAGGCATCCGCGCGTTTGGCACTGAGTCGGAACTTGAAACCATTCAAGGCAAGGTTGCCGAGAAACAAGCAACGATGGTGCAAGGCTTGGAAGCTACTTTCGAGCATATGCGCGTTGGCGCTGTTAAGGGCCGGGTGATGGATGCGGACGGCACGACAGTTTTATATGATCTGTTTGACGAATTCGGAGTTACCGAAGATGCGCCGGTAAACTTTGATTTTGGTTCTACTCCGCCACTAGGCAGCATCCGGACGGCTATACACCAGATTCAACGGCGGCAAGAGGATTTGCTAGGCGCTACGCCGTCGCGTGGTGTCGGCGCGCTGGTAGGTTCGGAGTTCATGGATATGCTCGTAGCCGAGCCGGAAACGCGCGTAGCGTATGAGCGATGGCGCGAAGGCGAAATGTTGCGCGATACTTTTGCGCGTCGCACTTTCGGCTATGCGGGGATTTTGTTTGAAGAATACCGGGGCAAGGTTGGCAGTGTCGATTTCATCGCTGATTCGGAAGCACGCTTTTTTCCGCTAGGCGTGCCGGGATTGTTCCGCGCTGTTTTTGGGCCTGCTAATTTTATCGATACGGTGAACACGGTAGGCATTCCGATTTACTCTAAGATCGTGCCTGATCCCGCTGAGCGTTGGGTTGACGTTTACGCTCAAAGCAATCCGCTGTTTTATTGCACACGTCCTAGCGTTCTGCGTCAAGGTCTGGCGCACAGCTAAGCGTGATTGAAAGATGCCGAGTCTCGCCGATTGGATGCGCAATACCGGAGATAGAATTATTTTCGGTGCAATCGGTGAGACTATGGTATTTGGCAGCAATGAAGTAAAAGGGATATTTTTCAAGCGCTACCGTGTTGTTGAATTACAAGATGGTTCTATTGCTTCGTTTGATCTGTCTTTCGATTGCCAATTTAACGATGTGAATACGTTGGTTGAAGGCGACGAAGTGACCATAGGCAATACCGCATATATTTTTCGGCGCTGTTTTCCTGAGCATGGCGACGAAACCACAAAAGTTACCGTAGACTTGGCAACTAAAAATGTCACGACGCCTTGATATTCGCGATGAAATAATTACGGCGCTTAATATTGATTTGCCGGTAGACATTCCGCCCGCTACTAAACGCCGTTGGATTCCGGGTAACGTGATCCGGGAAGCGGCTATAGCGGTGTTCTTTGTCAATGAAGACGTAGCCATACCGGGCAATTCGCGCGGGCCTGTAGCACGGCGATCGCTGCGCGTCGCGGTGCAATGCATTAACGCTTGCGATACGCCGGACCAAATGGATGACAGTATAGAACCGCTAATTTCTCATGCCATCGCGCGCCTTGGTGATTTGCACAGCGCAAAAATTATGCAAATGACTGAGCTAGAATCTAAGTGGGAAAGTGGCATTATGGATCGTATCTATATCGCTGGTTCAATTGTGTTCAATGTTGACTACCAAACTAAACGCGATAATTTAGATACTGAATCGTGAGTGCTGCGCCGTTTGAAAATCTGTATGGCATATATGAAAACTACCCTGCGATAATTATAGGCGGCGGGCCTTCCGCGCCTTTACAATATTTAAAATGTCCTAAAGTTGCTGTGCGTATAAGTGTAAATCAGCACGGTTGCATTATGGATAAATGTAAATGTGATTACATCGTAGCGATTGATCGCATCCTAGATAAGCCGTTACCGATAGGTGGCGGAAAAACCGCGAAGCTAACAAAATTTTGCGTGCCTATACTCTCTCCGCACGCCGTTGCCGATGGTGATTTTTTGTTAGCACGGCAACCCGTGGAACACAATGGCGCAATTGTAGCAGCGCACTGTGCTTACAAGATGGGATGTAATCCTGTAATTATTATCGGTATCGATTGTTATACTGGCGACGGTGTATATTTTCACACGCCGGACGCAAAAAGTAGCGGCACAGTGCAGCATATTTCGCATCATATTAACCGCTGGAAATCGTTCGCGCGCAAGGTGCCTGATGCCAATATAAAAATTATCGGCGGGCCGTTAGAAGGCACGTTCCATAAATACGAAAGGTGAAAATTGTGGGCTGGGGTGACGAAGTGCTTGCCAGTGGTGAAGCTTACGCGGCATACAAGGCGACGGGGCGCAAGGTGCGGATACTTGATTATCGGCGCTTCGTTCGCCCGCTGCATTTAGCTTGGGAAAATTTGGAATTCATCGATCAAAATATTAAATTGGTTGATGGCCGTGATTGCACCGATATTATTAATTCAGGCCATGCGCGCGGGTATCTGTTGGGCTATAACGATACACACATGCTACACAATCGCGCCTACCGTGCAAAGCGGGGCATCATTACGTTAAGTGATAAAGAAATTATTTTTGGGCGCAATGCAACGCGCGGCCTTGAGCCGTTCGTTGTGATTGAATCTCACAACAAGGCAACAGGTAGCAAAGCGAAGGCAACTATAAATAAGCAATGGGGTATTAAAAAATGGCAAGCGTTGGTCGATGAATTTCGCGCGGCAAAAATTACTGTTGTGCAACTAGGGCCGGAAGGCGGAAAGAATCTACCGGGCACGCATTGGGTATGCACGCCGACAATGCGTCATGCATCCGCTGTGATCGCACGGGCTACCGCATGCGTATTGCCAGAAGGCGGGTTACACCATACGGCGGCTGCATTTTGCAAACCAAGCGTGGTTATCTTCGGCGGCTTTACTGCGCCATCGATGACCGGATACGAAGGGCATATTAATTTAGGCACAGAAGATACTTGCGGGAGTCGGTTTCCATGCGCGCACTGTAGGGCGGAAATGGAAAAGATTTCAGTAAAACAGGTGCTTGATTCATTCAAATTATTGGGAACAAAATTATGCTGAATTACAAAGGTCTATTTTTGCCGGATGGTGAAACGCATCTAGTGGAATGGATGGAAAAAATTAATAAGGTTGTTGATGGCAAACCAACATACCAATACCATAAACTAGAGGCAGCATTGAAGCATGTCAAACAATTCCGCACGGCGGTAGATGTTGGCGCGCACTGCGGTCTATGGTCAATGCATCTAGTGAAGAAGTTTAAAATGCTTCACGCTTTCGAGCCGATGGAAGCGCATCGTCAGTGCTTCGTGAAAAATCTTGACCCTAAATATTCAGGCGTGCAGCTACATCACTGCGCGTTAGGGTTTGAGGATTCAATGGTGACGATGCACACAAGCCCACACAGTAGCGGTGATACTTGGGTAAATCAGGCGCAAGGCGGGGATACGCCACTAAAAACGCTTGACGGTTTCAATTTGCAAATGGTCGATTTCGTCAAATTGGATTGCGAAGGTTACGAGCTATTTGCTTTGCAAGGCGGTGAGAAAACCATACTGCGAGACAAGCCGTGCATCATCGTTGAACAGAAACCGGGCCGCGCGCAAAAGTGGGGCTTAGAGGAAACACAAGCAGTAATACGGTTGCAAGATCATGGCGCGAAATTGCGCGACATAATATCGGGCGATTTTATTTTGAGTTGGGATTGATGACGATAGGCACAATTTTTGTAGGGCGCGATTCGCGGGAAACAGTGAGCGCGGATGTGTGCCACTATTCATTGTTGCGAACGATGGCACGCCCGCGAAGATATGACGTAGCCTATTTAGACCTTGCGCCATTGATAAATTCTGGAATGTATCGTAGGCCAATGAAGCAAAACGCTAATGGGCAAATGTATGATGTGATTAGTAACGCACCGATGGCAACACAATTTGCGCTATCACGTTTTTTCGTTCCGCACATAGCGCCGGAAAATATAGATTGGGCTTTATTCTGCGATGGGGATTTCATGTTCCGCGCGAATGTTGGCGAATTGTTTAAGTTGGCCGATGATCGCTATGCAGTGATGTGTGTTAAACATAAAAGTTATAAACGTGCGTCAGATATAAAAATGCGCGGATATTTGCAAACAGACTATGATAAAAAACTTTGGTCTAGTTTGATGCTGTTCAACTTGCGCCATTCTGCGAATGCGTTGCTAACGATTGAAAAGTTAAACACGATGCCGGGCCTATGGCTGCATCAATTCAAATGGTTAGGTGATGACGAATTGATAGGCGCGTTGCCGCTAGAATGGAATTGGCTTTACGGTGTAAGTGACCCTAACATTATTCCTAAAGCAATTCATTTTACAAATGGTACGCCGGATATGATGCCTTACATTCAGGAATGGTATCAACAGGTGCATGCACCATGAACGTTTCTAACGGCGCTCGCTATACTGTCTACGGTGTGCGAAACCGCAATTCTGATCGTGTCGGGCGGCGCTTCGCAATGGGTAGCGCGTTACCGTATCGCATCATCAATCAAAGTGCGGTAGGTTTGTCGCCTGGCGGTATCGTTGTGTATGGTGACGCTTACGGGCTGCGTTCGTTTCTTGATGATGCAATCATGGGCGGGCGCAATTGGGTATATGTCGATAACGGCTACTTCAAGCCGGGACATTTCAGCGGCTACTACCGTGTCACGCGCGGCGCGTATGCGGTGAGCGGCGAGCCTAGAGAGATTACGCGGTATCATTTGCGCCGATGGCAAGATTTGAAACTCGAAATTAAACCGTGGACACAAGGTAATTTTGTATTGGTGTGCCCGCCCGGTGCATCGTATGGCCGATGGCGCGGGCTTGACCTTGGCACATGGTTACAAAATACAATTGAAACGCTGCGCGCGAACACTGACAGAGATATTATTGTTCGCACCAAACCTAGCCCACACGAGCGGCGCAGCAGTCCCATACAAGAGGCATTGCAAGGCGCGCATGCATTGGTGACATACGCAAGCAACACGGCAACGGAAGCGTTATTAGAGGGTGTGCCCGTGTTTTGTGATGGGCCTAAAACTGAATGCAGCGCATACCATATGTGTGAACAGGATTTTGCGAAAATCGAAACGCCACACTATCCACTTAATCGTTTAGCGTGGGCATGTGAATTGGCCGCGAATCAATGGAGCATGGCGGAAATCATGAATGGTTCTTGCTGGAAAGAATTCAACGGTGGTAATCGATGAAAATATTGATAGCGTTGAACCGCGCCTACGATGACCAAGTTTGTATTGCTAACTTGTTGGCGGATTCAATGCGTGTGTGTGGTGATGTGCCGACGATAGAACACATTCGGAGTTTTGATGTTCTACACACGAAGCTAAATTTCAACGCTGTTGTTGTGTGGGGCTGGCGCATTGGTCGGCAGTTCTATGAAAAAGGCATAAACACTTTAGTCATAGAGCGCGGGTATGTCGCTGACCGTTTCCACTGGTATAGCGCCGGATGGAATGGGCTTAACGGGCGCGCGAAGTTCCCGGCATGCAACGATAGCGGCTTGCGTTGGGGCAACCATTTTAATGATCTGATAAAGCCTTGGCGTGATCCAAAGGACGGCAGCTACGCGCTAGTCTTGGGGCAGGTGCCTACAGACACATCATTGCGAGGCGTTGATTTTAAAAAGTGGGCTAACAGCGCGTGCGAAGCTATGCAGGCGCGCGGATATCCCGTAACATTCAGGCCGCATCCTATAGCGGCGAATTTCAAGCCTACCGCTAAAGATGTGCAGATTGCAGGCGGCACGCTGGAAAACGCATTGAATCATGCAATCGTAGCGGTAACGTATAATAGTAATGCGGGCGTTGATGCAGCGTTAGCGGGTGTTTCAGTGATCGCTACGGATGCGGGCGCGATGGCTTGGGACGTGGCAGCGCATCACTTTACAGATATTCTGGTGCAGCCTGATAGAACGAAATGGGCGCACGCTTTGGCGTGGCGGCAGTGGCAAATAGAAGAATTTGCACAGCCGTCAACGTGGGGGCTTTTGAAGTCTGTTATCACAACATAGGAGCAAATTAAAATGCCATTTCCGGCGCGCGGTGAGTATGTAAAACTCGGCAAAGGTTCGTTGCTGATTGATGTATATGGGGCTGATGGGTTGCCGAGCGGCAAGTATGATTTCGTTGGCAACGCAAACCAGATTGATTTAACTTCGGATATCACGACTGCTGAGCTATTCAGTTCAACGGAAAAAAGCGGCGCACTGATTGACCGGCGCGTATTGCGTTCAAGTTATACGTTGACGGCAACGCTCAATGAACAAACGCTAAACAATCTCGCGCTGTTCCTGTTGGGCACGAAGCTGACAGATAACCAAGCGGCTGCGCCCGGTCTGACTGTCAATATCGCCAATGTGAAACGTGGCGGGTATTACAAACTTGGTAAGCGCAGCGTTTCTAACGTTGTCGTTGCTGTCGGTTCGGTGATTCTTCAAGCGGATGTAGACTACAAAGTAAATACCGCGTTCGGTGTTGTGCAAATTCTTGACAACGCATTGGCGGTAACGATTGTAGACGATGACAACTTGACGATTGATTTTGACGCGGCGCAAGTGAATGTGCAAAACATCGCCATCGCCCGCGAGTCTGGGAAAACGTGTTCACTGTTGTTCCTTGCTGACGATTCAAATAACGACGCGAAGGGCGCGCATGACAAGCTGGAAATCTGGCGTGCATCGATTGCGCCTGATGGTGCCTTGGGCCTGATTGGTGAAGATTATGCAGCGTTCAATTTGTCGTTTTCGATTCTGTCGGACGCAGAAAACCATCCGGCTGACCCTTTCGGGACGCTTGACCGCGCGGGCGCATCGCTGTAATTAGTTTATGGATGAAATTAAACTAGGCGGGCGTCGCTTTCGTGTCATAGATTTTGAGCGGCGCACCGTCATCAATGACCATTACCTTATGAAGTGGATACGCTTCATAGGCGCGGATAAAGTTATTGCAATGGAAGGTGAAGATAGCGCAGCGTATTTAGTTCGCTTGCAAACTTGCATACTTGATTCAGGCAAAGCGGCAGAATTGATCGCGGGCTATCTGTTACCGGAAGGCGTTGACGAACAATCGTGGACGCCCGAAGTTGCAAAGCTTACCGCTGCGCACATTAACAAGTGCGATACACAAGATGATCGCGAACAGGTTTTATCGCTCGCGATGGAAGTTACATTCGGTTTTTTCAGGCAAGGACTAAACTGGTTGAATCGTTTCCAAAACTCTTTAGCCGACAAGGGGCAGAGCGGGCCGAGCGAAACGCCGGGAGTTACGGCCTTACATTAGTCCTTGGTGAGTGGGCCGAAGTTGCGCGGGAAGTTTGCGGATTTGATTACGATAAAGCGTTGCGTGTTGCGAATTGGCCTATCTATGAATTGATGCACGCGGCGCAAAGTGTTTTGATTAAGGCGGCGCTAGAGTCTTACCGGCACGATATGATTGTATGGGCAAGCCTTGCGCCACACACGAAACAGAAAAGTAAAGCACCGATGAAACCGGAAATTTTAAAATAAAATGTCAACGCCGGATATCCGCGTAAAAATTTCGCCAGAAGGGATTGACGAAATTATTAAAGGCATGCAGCGCATTAGCGCGCAGAGCAAGACAACAGGCAACAGTGTATTAAAAGCTTTCGGCGGCTTACAAAATTTAATTCCTGCGATTGGATTTACCGCCATCACAGCGGGCATGGTTGCCATTGGCAAGAGTGCCTTAAACGCTGCTGATCAAATCGGCAAGTTACAACAAAAAGTAGGCGGCACTACCGAAGACTTGAGCGCGCTTTCTTTTGCCGCGAATATGTCGAATGTATCTAATGAAGAATTGGCAAAATCATTAGTTCGTTTGAATCGTTCACTCGGCGAATTGCTCGCCGGTTCTGAGGCGCAGACTACCGCGTTCGCTGATTTGGGATTAGCGGGCCGTGATCTTGTTGGATTGGATGTAAACCAATCGTTTGAAAAGATCGCACGCGCGGCGGCGGGTATGGGCGCGGGCTTGGATCGCACTAATGCATTGATTGCCATATTCGGTAAAGACGCGGCGAAGCTGATACCGCTATTGAATGACGTGGGCACGAAAGGTTTTGCGGCGGTGCGCGCGGAAGCGGAACGTCTAGGCTTGATTGTGTCAACGGAACTTGCGGATGCGGCTGCATCGATGAATGATAATTTCACGTTGATGCAAAAACGCTCTGAGGGATTGGCATTACAGTTTTTAACTGGACTAGTTCCAGCAATTCAAAAAACATTTAATGAATTTAATGAAGCCGTTACAGATAAGGGTGTTCACTCTATGCAACGCTTCGGTGAAGTTACCGGAAAAGTGCTAGAGTTTATTATTAACCTAGTTAGTGTATTCACTAATATAATTGGACGAAGCGTAATTACAGTTACCGATGTTATTACGGGCCTTGGCGCTTCCCTTGTTGCTTTGTTTTCTGGAAATGTTAAAGGCGCAATTCAAGTAGCGAACGATGCATCAACTAAATTCTTTGAAAATTTGCAACACGTTGGATTCGGCGCTGTTGACGATGTTATAAAGATATTCACTGATCTAGCTAAAGAACCGCCCAAGCTGGCGATTAAACCTGTTGTTACGAATAAGACTACGCAAGATATCAAAGATCAACTAGGATTAGCAGGTAAGGCGGCACGCGACGCGCTCGCCATACTCAATAAACAGATTGGCGACGATACCGATAAATCATTAAAAGCGCAGTCCGACTTACGCCGGAAATTTATTGAAGATCAAATTCAGCAACAACGCGCATTGCTTGAAGCGCGCACCACGGGCGGGCCGGACCAAGTAGGCGCGGCGCAACGCTTAGCGCAATTGGAGCGCGCACAAACCGATGCACGCATACGCGCGGCGCGCGATGCTTTCACGGTTGAAATCGCGTTAGCACAAGCAAAAGAAAACGCACTGCGCGCACTTGCTCAAAAGAATCTAGGCGACACAAAAAATAATGAGCGCGTGCAGGCTGAGATTACGCGGCAGTCTTCAAAGCAACGCCTTGATATTTCGGTTGCCTACTATGGCGACTTGGTAAAACTACAACAGCAGTTCACTAATCAATACAAACAATCGCAGCAAGCAATAGCGGATATAGATAAAGAGATTCGTGACAATCGAAAAGAGGGAGAAGACTTATTCGCGGGCCTACGTCTTTCGCAATTCACAGAGCAACAGCAGTTCGGTATTAAGATTCGCACGGCGAATGAAAAGCTTGATGAATTACAATCCGCCGTATTGCGCGGGAACCTTGATCGCGCACGGGAGATACGCAAAGAGATTACCGGGCTTGCCGGTGAAATTGCAAAATCAACAAAAATCGATCCTAACGCAATCCTTATTGGCGAAAGAATTTTTGGTGAAGCAAACGCAGCAGTTGAAGAATTACTCAACAAAAAGCGCGAAGCCGAAGTTGCTCAAGCTACATCCGCACAGAAAGGTATTGAAGCTGTTACCGCGCAAATATCAAAGTTGCAGGAGAGTATTACAAAATTACAAACCGATGCGTCATCATTGAAAGTTGGCATCGATGACGCAAGTTTGCAAAGCACGATAGACAAAATTAAAAAGGCACTGACAGATACGCCGTTTCAAATCGCCATTGCCGCGCAGATCAACGGGCCGGGTAATACAACGGTCCAAGCATTCGCGGGCGGTGGTATTGCGCCGGGCATCGCGCCAAACCCGCGCGCCGATAACATTCTGGCGCGGATAACTTCGGGCGAAGCAATCACACAAGTTCCCGCTGTAAAATACTACGGCACAAAGTTCATGGATGATATCAATAAAATGCGCTTGCCGCGTTTCGCGGAAGGCGGCATAGTCGGCGGTGGTAACACTGCGGACGCTGAGAATATGGGCACGCTTGAATTGATGGTAGGCGGGCGCAACATTGGCAAGGTGCAAGGCACGCGCGAAACACTGCGCGACTTGGGGCACGCCATACAATCAGCGGCACGGGGCACATAATGCCGGTAGTTTTAACGATTGATGGTTTCCCGCTGAATGGTGATATGCGATTGCTTGAGCGTTCGCAGCAATTAAAAAACTCCATGAGTATCAAGCGCACGCTAGGTGGCGGCGCGGTTGTCTACAGCGGCACGCTGTTAGCAGGAATCCCGGTGACGTTGCAAGCGGGTGACGATTACGGATGGTTGACGGCGACGCAGCGGGATTTTCTTATAGCATTGTCGGAGATTCCCGGCGCGTTTCATACGCTTTCATTCAATGGGCGCACGTATCAAGTAATCTTCGATTTCACTAGCGGGCCTGCGGTCGATCTTGAGCCGGTAGAAAAATATACCAATGAAGGCGCACAAGATGCGTTCATTGGTTTCCTTCGCTTTGTTACTGTCTAGGATTTTCAAATGCCGATTGTTGATAACGATTTATATTTAATCAAGAGTGAGATTCAAGCGGACATTGACGCGAACGGCGGCGGTATGCTGAATGCAGCGGTTGCTACCGCATCGGTTGTGAGTGGTGCGCCTGCTAATTTATTTCAAAGCGCCGGGCTTGATGAACGCACGGCGGGCAGCGTTAAATACCGCAAGGCATTTTTTAAAGTGCATACCGATGGTGTCGAAGAAATTCCCTCATTGAAAATGTTTCTTGATATACAAACGCCCGCAACGGATGCAATTTTCTGGTTACTTGGTGCTGACTTAACGACTCCGCCCGATAACTTCGCGGACACGCAAGACGATATTTTAAATAGTTCAGTTGGGCCGATTGCTAGTGTGATCATGGGCAGCGGTAAATTAAACGCTGATGTGAATCCCGGCGATTCGGTTTTAGTTGTCGATTGTGAAAATGCAGCGTATCCAATCTTCCGCGATGGCATGATGATACGCATATCTGACATTGTGCTTGGTGTCGGTGTAGAAGAATATGCCACTATCGACACGGTAAATTTTGTCGGGCCGCAAGCAACAATTAACTTGACCGCGCCACTAACAAACGGATTTGGTTTCGCTGATGCGCGTGTGATGGGCGTAATTGAAACAGAGTTAGCGGCGGGCAAGGATAATCTTGTTGTGGATTCGGTAGGCGGCGGTTTTGATTTAGCAGACTTGGTTTTAAATAATCAGGGAACCATATTTCAACATTGGACGCTAACCAAACTCACTGCGCCGGATATGTGGAATATCAGCGGGCATCTATTGGGTAGTCTTGGCGACGTGGATATAACCGCTAATAGTGAACTTGCGCCAATCAATCCGGCATTTGGAAAGATATATTTTCAATTGTTGGAAGTGGACTTGAGCGGGTCGGGCTTTGCTGATGGTGATACGATTTCATTTACAACAACGCCTTGCGCGGTCCCTCTTTGGTTCGTGCGCGCCATACCTGCGGGCACGGCAACGGCAAGCGATAATCTTGCGCGTATGTCATTCGTCGCTGAAACGCTGAGTTAGTTTTGTGAGTGAGCAACAGATACGCGCATACCTAGTCGCGCAATTCCCGCGCCCGACTTCGCCGGGGATAGATGAAAACGGCGATTCAGTCGCAGCAGCAAACCTTGCTATCGAAGGCTACGAAGGCGCGGTCCCTGCTGATGGCAATGTCCACTTGGTATTGTTCCCGGCTGATCTTCGCATTCAATTGGTTTCAAACATTGGCGAAATTCAACGCGGCGATATTATTCCCATTTTTGTGCCGGGCGGCACGATTACATTTAGTGGCAGTCAGTCGGTATCGTTACCGCGACGCCCGCAATATTCTAGTCCGACGTTGACAACGCTTTTTGCATTTGATGAAAATGGATTACCGACTACCGCAAACATTCGCACCGATGCATTCGGGCAAGTGGTATCAGATAAAAAGATTTATGCAGCCATAGCCTATACTGATTACGTTACATCCGGGCAGCGCTTCACTTATAGGCCGGTGACTAATAATCTACCGGGCGGCGGCACAACAAAAACGTTTGGCGTGATTGCGGCATTTTTTCCACCAACAAAAGAAATGCTTATATACCAAGTGCAGCCGGTAGACATTAATACGGGCGACTGGCAAATAGAGTTATACCGTTTGGTATCGTATAGCGTTGCTACGCCAGAAGGCGAATACGAGCTACCGCCTAACTATCCTACCGATGGAAACTATCCGGGCAGCACAACGATAATTGATCCAGCAACATCGTTAAAGACGCAGCGCGTGCATGAAGTGGGTTTCATGGATGCAAATGGGCGTGGGTATTCACGCACATACACTGTGCAAACATTGCGCCCGTATGATTCCGATACTAACTATAAGCCGGTGAAAACGTGTATTACCACGCCCCCCGGTGGAAATATTTCGCCAGCGTTGAAACAGCGCGCACTAAATCTAATTGCCGGGCGCGGCTTCGGTTGTCAGTAGTGGCGCATCATGGCTGAGACTTGGGAAGCAACAGGTAACGGGCTTCCGTTCAATCGCATTGTTGAATTTCATTATTCGCCGGGCAAAGATTTTTTATTGCTGCGCAGCGGTTCGCAATACTTCGCACATTTTACAAATGGCGGTGACGAAGAAATAACGCCGATTGATGGGCTACCGCGCCCTGATCCTGAAACAGCGGTGAAGACAAAAAATTATAAGGTGCCGTTGCAATTGCGCGACGCGCAACGCTATACAAAAGCATCCGCGCGTTTCACGGGTCGCATGCGTTTAACTGTCGCACAGTTCCACGGGCGCGGCGAGGAATCTCCATTCCATTCAACGTATACAAAGACGCATGGCATAGTGTGCAAGGCGACAGTCTTACCGCCACCATTGGGCACGCCAAAAAATAAGTATTGGGTAGTGGAAATAATTACCACGGGCGCGGACAAAGGTATCTACACTGCGCCGGTCCAATTTTTGGAATCGAACAGCATAACAAAATCGTTAAAGCCCAGTTCATTGTTTCCATATTATTCAAGTATTGCATTTCCGGGGCCGTCAACGAATTCAAATTTAGATTTGGCTTGGGCCTTTAGTGTTGCGCTGCCGGGCGTTGAAAAAATATATGGTGGTTCCGGTTTCCCTGATGGTGATCAATCGCCATTCTATGAAGCGTATGGATGGGCATTCAGTAAGAGCGGACACGAAGCACAAAACATTGTAGGGCGGCGCGTGTTTCAGGCGTTGAGTGATCCTAACGAATTAAACCGTGATATCGCCACGGCTGAATTGATGCGCGTGAATCGTTATAAGTTGGAGTTTGGCACAACGGGGAGTGATATTAGTAATTTGTCTTTGACTGCTACGTTATCAAACCCTGATGCAGAAAAACTTTTTATAATGAATCGGGGTAACGTTGATCATAGAATGTATGTTCCGTTTTCAGAAGTGTCCGGGGATTTAACAAAATATAAATATACTTCACGCGCAGCAGGCACGGTGCATTTGGAAACACCACAGCCTGATATTACCGGGTTGATCCATGCGCCGATTCACGTTCACTACAATGATGATACCGAATTCATTGTTTATTATCATCGTGACGCGGAAACAACGCGCACGCCGTTTAGTGGTGGCGGGACTGCGGGATGGGTAACGACTCCGATAAATACCACGGCGCATTGTCAACTAGGTAACTATAGTAAGGGAACCGCGCCGTCTTATGGTGGCGACGCAACGGCGGGCGTGACGCAAACACCCTTTGGCGTTGGGTTTGTTTTTCCCGGTTCGCAAGCGTTGCAAACCATCGTTGATATTTTCGATATCACAGTTGGCGTTTCAAAAGGCGCGACAAGTAACCCGCCCGACTTTGTGCGAAATATAAATATACCGGGACCGGACTGCAACGGTGATGCCGGGCTTTACTCTGTTACGGATGCTTTCGAGGACCAAGCTTATGTCGAAACACAAACCGGATCGTCAACACTTACGCGCGTAACGCATGCGTGTCTGCTGAGCGTAGAAGATCGCGAATGCATGTTTACGTTTGGGTTTCAACAGGCCGAATCAAGCGTAACTAGCGGCAATCGTGCGACAGTTGGCGGCACAACGAAAATGAATCAAACAGGCGCAAGACTATCGGGAACAGGCACATGGGAGCCAAAAGTTGATGTGCATAGCGGTTCTGCCGGGCCGGGCATTGGCGGCATACCGGGAGCCACTACGCCAAGCGTCGCGTATTTTCCGTATGGGCAATACATCATCGGAAAAAATGTTTTGAGTTATGGCGTTACCGCTGTTGCGAATGCAATTACAAATACCGGGCTAGTCGATTTGTTTCATCCTGCGGCGCTTCCGCCACCATTAGCGCCATTAACAAAAGCAAAAAACGATACGCAAAATCAAACGATGCACGGGAATTTGCTTGATGTGTTGGTGGAACTAACGCCAAATGACCAACGTTTGAATTATGCGCGGCGCACTGATGGCGTGCCCATTCGCACGGGCGGGTATAACGATACACAGCGGGAAAGAATCATTGCCTTTATAGGGCGGTCATAACATGCCAACATTTTTAGATGCAACGTTCGCGGGCACGCCGGGCGATACGTTACTTGATTACGCGCCGGAAGATGGCTTTTTTCTAAACTCGCAAGCGTTTGGCTCTGAGCCATCGCCGGGCGCTGAGCCGCGCATTGCTGACCCTTCGGGCTTGGAACTTGGCGATACTCAAGCAGCATACAGAATTGAAAATGCGCTTGCCGAACCATTGCCCGATGTGCATTCATTGCATGTGCAGCTAACCATCAATGATTTGCTGTCAGATATGCAAGGCACTGATAATTATTTTCCGGGCGCAGAATCTTTCTTACAGTTATTCAATCCGTTTAGTTTTCGTAGCATCGTATCTCCGGGCGTTGATGAACAGGGCGAATCCGCAACGTTATTTTTAATCGCAGACGAAGCCGGTAGCAATACTGTAATTTATATTGGCGCGTCTTACGATGGGCCGTCGGCAACGTCCGGGCCGGATGAACAAAGGCTCGCATTGGCGACGGTGCCCAATCCATTACCGCCCGGCACAGTTGTAAATGTTGATGTAACAATACTTTGGGCATATGAGCCGGGCGACGTGCAGCGGCGATTTACTGTTGTCGATCATATCAATTCAGACATTCTTATAGATTTGGTATTGACTGATCCCTTGGGCCGCCCATCGATTGCGCCGGATAACGCCGGTATATTATTTCCGGCTGCGGCGGCGGGTAGCACGCCGACAAGTTTACGTTTCACGATGATACATGCGGAATCTGACATAGGCGGCGGGCCGGGGTCGATTATCACAAAGCATTTTGATATCGCCGGATCGTGGCGGCACGAGTTACACGTTGACATTGACGGCGCATTCAGCGGGCTAATCACAAAATCGTTTGATCTGGCCGCATCGTTCAAAGATGTCATACGAAAAGATTTCGATATTGTTTACGATATCAAAGCAACGAACACGCTAAAGAAAAATTTTGATATCGTCTATTCGCTGTTTGATGAAAACACGAAATTCTTAACGAACTATAAACCCATTGCCATCGTCGGCGGTGTGCAGGTTGAATTAGAAAGCTTTAACGTTAATAGCGCGGATGGGCAATATGCATGGGTATGTGATATGCAATTGCTTAACGTCGCAGACTATGTATTGTTCACGGCGGATAAATCTTTTTCGGTGTTGATTGGTGCAGAGACTTACAATTTTATCATTGACGGCAAATCGCTAAGCCGTTCGGGAATGGTGGCAATCAATGCAACGGTGCGCGGTATAAGTAAAGTTGCCATGCTCGCGGAACCGCGCGCCCGCCCGTTGACGATTGATCTATCTACGCAAGTTTATACAACGGTTGAATTGCTCCCAATTCTGCTAGGCGATTTGTTCGGGGATACTACGTGGGAAGTTATTCATTGGGCGATACCTGCGGGGCGCATCGGTTCAACAGGTCAAACGCCTTTACGCGTGTTGCAACAGATTGCAGCGGCAGCGGGCGCGGTTGTGATGAGTGATCCTGATGGGCATATTCGCATACGCTATGACTTCCCGGTGTCGGTGCCTGCGTATGGTGTTGCTACTGCGGATCACGTCTATAATGATATCGATGATCGTTTCAGTTCATCGGAACAGCCGGTATTGCCACAGTTCGCAAATGCGTTGCGCATCTTGGATAGCGCGGCGAATGCTTCGGGTGATAGCGGTAGCGATATTATGGAGTTCACGCAAGACGAAAATAAACCCGCGAATGGTTTCCTTAGAATCTATCCGCGTCCGTGGCGCAATAATTTCGTGTTGGACAATTCGTTGTTTGCAGGCAAAGCAATCATTTCGTTTACAGGCGGTGTTGCCGAGTTCCTAAGTGAAGTTGTGGAAGTAGTGAAGGGCGAAGCACGCGTATCTAAACCAATCTATTCGCTTTCATCGGTTGATTATATAGACCGGAACTTGGGCACGCCGACACATGCGCCATACGATGAACAAATTTTATTTTCTGTTGCTGGTGAAACTCTGGCAAGGATTAATTATTTCTCTCGCTATCTTGGTTATAATGTATTTGCTTTTCTTGATGCTCAGTTACAGATTGTGGCCTATGAGCCGGATAATCCCGACACGCCTACAAGCGGCGCGCTAGTTGATATCATGGTTCAACGCGGCAACGGATCGCGGCGCGGTGATGATATTATTGATCCGTTGATTGGTAGTGTGAGTGTCGCCATTCAACGCGGGCGCAACGAATTGGACCGCCAAACGCGCGGCTTGCAAGACGTGGATATAGAGGCGCGCTATCGCGATGGTTTGCGAACCGGGCAGATAGCGCAATTCTTCGATAGTGCAATTGCTGCGCAATGGTTTGGTAAAATCGAAGGCATCACGCACACGGCATCACGCGCGGGGTTAGGTCATGTTGAGTTGATTACATCGCTGAATATCAAGCGACCTTCGGGCTTCTACGATGGGGCATAGATGAATCCAGTAACGTTACTCAAGGCGGAACTAGCAGGCGATGCAGAGCAACAGCTAGGCGAAATTGTCGCCATCGATGGCACAGTCGCGCGTGTCAAGACGCCTGCGGGAATCTTTGAATGCAAGATAGTTGACGCGGTAGAATATCTAGTAGGTCACAACGTTTCGATTCGCAACGGCATCGTTGTATCGCGCATCGCGCGGCAGGAATCAATCAAGACTTATTTTGTATAGGGTAGTGATTGGAAGCGTTCATGATTGGGTTGTTCGGTGCGAAAAAGGCGGTGCTTGTCGCCGGGTTTCTTGGCGCGCTGGTGTCGCTTCGCTACATCAAACCTACGGGCTTCGTTGATGGTGTATTCTATGTGCTGTATGGCTGGTTTATCGCCATCCAAACAACGCCATCGATTGCGTCATGGCAAGGGCTGAGCGCACCAGTCGAGCAAGGCGTATCATTTGTGCTTGGGATTTTTGGCGTGTCGTTAATGTCTTCGGTGACTGATGCGATTCGCGAAACTAAACTTGCCGTGATAGTCGGGGACGTATTCCGCAAATGGTCGGGCGCTGAAAAGAAAAGTGATTAATGGAATATCTGGAAAATGTATTTTCATACGTTGCGCAAGCGGTTGATATTCTTGGCGCGTCAACGTGGTATCAATTAGCCATGCTCGCGGCGCTAACGGTGATGTTTTTTCTCGCAATGTTTCTTTGTTTGTGGCCGCATTATAATGATGGTATCTTAGGCAAGCTGGCGCTGTTCTCTGTCGCGTTGGGCTGTTTGATTATTGTCATGGAATATTTGCTTGGTGAGTATGATTACCGATTTTCACGGGCTAACGTTATGATCATGTGCGGTGTCGCTTTCTTTCTATTGCGTCATGTGATCATTCGCATACAGTCATGCAAGGCGGCTTTAAAGTTTCGCGGGCGGCTGAGTCGATCAACAGATAGAAAGGCATCGCCATGAAAAAAGTTATCGCGCTGTGTATAGTGATGGTTCCATTGATCGCCGGTTGTGTTGGCATGCCTTCGATTGATCAATGTGACAAGGTAAGATATGAGCGTGACGGTATGAATTATTCGGTAACGTTTTCACAGTGCCGGGTTAAAACGCAAGATTCTATAATCGGTAATTTGCGTTGAATTTTTTGCAGCGTTTGCTTACATCATTACAGGGCATACTAATGTTAGGCACGCTTACAGATTGGACAATGGAATTATGGCGTAGAGTTTGGCGGCGGGATAATCCATACGCCCGCTTAATTAAAAATCTGAATCAATTTCAAAAGGATGCAAAAATGGTAACTCGCACAGCGCAAGAAATGGCGGACGCGGTAAGGGAAAGCACAACACGCATGGGCGCATCAAATACAAAGTTGGTTGATACGCTTACGCAATTTTCAACACGGCTAACTAATATTGCCGAAGATATTCAACGCATCAAAAACGGACTGCCACCAGATCAAAGCGCGCTATTCGATCAAGTGATTGCCGATGTGAAAGGCGAGGCCGACAAAGCGGAAGCGGTAGCACAAGCGGCTACTGCGGCGGCAACGCAAGCGCAAGTGTTGGACGATGAAAATGTCGATCCAAACGCGCCACCGAATCCAGAAAATCCGGTGCCTGATCCCCAAGCGACATCACGCCGTAACAGGTAGCATTAAAGACTGTCGGCAATGGGGTATAGTGTGACTAAACGGGGGTGCCTTGCGGCGCTCCCGTTTTGTTTGGGCACTCGCCTAGCCGTTTACGCCGTAGCGCATCCTAGAGCCTTTTTAAGATCTTATCGCCTTACTATCAATAGGGGTATTACATGACTACCAAAATTAAATTTACCGGGTCGGCGGACGTGGACGGTGCTAAAAAGTCCTTTGATGGTGAGGCGACGATAACCGACGATGCGCCGCCAGTTCCGCCCGTTGTAAATTGCGAGTGGGGCGCGTTCGCGCTAGAGAGCGCTGAGCCTATAGGACAGTGCAAGCCTAACGGTATGCAGACATACCGCGAAGTATGGCGGCGCAGTGTCAAGACGCCATCATCGGGCGGCGGTGCGCCGTGCGTTGGTGAAGCGACAGAGATACGCGAAAGTGAGCGGCCTTGCGTTTATGTTCCGCCCGTTGATCCGCCACCAGCAACAGGCGGGCATCCTATCGTAACGTTTCGCAGTTTCAAAGAGGGCACATACGGCGGTGTGGTGCCAGTGTTGTTTGATGCGCCGGGATGGATTGATGGCTTCGCGGAATTGCTGATAGACGGCATCGTAACCCAAACATGCACGCCCGCGAACAAAGATACATTTTTTATCAACACAACGAAATTCAAAAACTTTGCGCCGCATCGCGTGCAGATAATTACCAATGGTGACACATCGCCGATTGGATTATCAAAAGGCGTTACATTTTATATTGAGAATGGCGCATACACGCCACTACCGCCCAAACCATTACTACCAGTTCAACGCAGTCCGTATGCTTTTTGGGTTGAACCGCAAGCCGGGATTAAAAATTCGCCGACGAAAGGGAGTTCCTACGTTCGCGGGCAAGGGCCGTCTAAAAAATACAAAGGCAGTCAGAATCTAATCAAGCTTGAGATTCAAATGGAAGGCGGTAAAGCGGTGTTGCCGTTTGGCCGCGTGAAGTTTACTTTTAATAATGTGCCGTTCACTGATTGGTTATTGCCGACATTCGCGCCGGGCAACTTGTCGGGATGGTGGCAATCGAATCTTGACACGCTGCAATGGTTTGACCAAACGGGCGACTTGGGTGCGATACACGAAAATATTAATATGTGGTGCGAGCAATATCAAATCACGATTGATAACAATAATACGCCGTTGCTTGGGCCGCAACCATCGCGCGTAACGATGCCTTGGTATGATATGCAATATGGCAACATCAAACCAAACGCGCAAAGTTTCAATATCGATTATCCGGGCACGTTGCCACGGCATAGCGGAAGAAATTTCATTAAGCGCAAGCGGACGCCATTTCCTACGCTACCATTAAAAGGGCCGGGCCTTGGTGTGCAATGGAACGGATTTCATTCACGCGAATTGCTGATGACCATTGCGCACGGCTGGGCGCGCAGTTGGGCTATCAATGAATCCGGTGACTTAGATACTCACGAAGTTGAACAATACCATTATTACGACCAAAATAATGATGATCTTGCCGGGCGCAATGGCGAGGCACGGCATGCAACGTGCGGGCACTTTTGGAAGATGCTTGTATCGCCATCAACGGGCGTAGTCTTTGGACTCAACACGCAAGGTAATTTTTTCGTCATTCATGAAGTTGGTCGCGTTATTACGATTGGCGGTGATCGCAAACCCAATGACCGCCCGGTAAAAGATTTTGAATTTGAATTGATTGGTGATTGGGACGCGGTAGCAGTGAAAGGATTTCTTGAGGCGTGGGGCTTTTGTTGGGACTCGCGCGACGGCGATATCAACGATCCTAAATTATTTTGGAAAACGTTTCTGATCGCGGACACGTTCCACAATCGCGTTATCAAGTGTGACCTTACGCCATTGATGACGAAGGGCGGTAAGGCAAAGTTTACCGTGTGGGCCGGTGCAGCCGATGGCACGAAGGGCGATAGTGATGGAAGCTTTCTCACTGCGCGCTTTGATGGGCTATGGGATATCGTGCAAGACAAAGTGCAGAAACATTTATTCTATGGCAGTGATCGCAACAACGGGCGCATTGTAGAATTCAACGACAATACCAAAATGGTGCGAACGGTGTTTCGTAATCCGGTGCCGATGCCTAGAAAGCTTGGGTTATCGTCTACAGAAATGAATTACACTCCGCCCGCCATGCTGCGCCAGCGCGCCGGGGCGCAAGGCGTGGGCACTTGCTGGTATCCGGCATCGCTTGCGATGGATAGCAAGAATATTCTACAGATCGCTTCTAGCTATGCAACGGATGCAACGGGCGAAACGCACGGCGGTTGCGTGTTCTCGCTTAACATCCAAACGCAAACCGTGAGCGATGCATACATTGCACCATTGGGCCGTCGCGGGCCGACACAACCAGCGAGCTATAACGAAAACGGGCGCGACATTACCATAGCGTTATCTGATGGCACATGCGGGCCTATTGATTCGGTTTGGTGGACGCAATGGGGCGGCGCGGGCTTTCACCAGAAAAATGCAGACGGTAAATATACTGCATACGGCACGCCATTTTGGGATGAAGCGGCAGGCACATGGACGGCAAGCGCACGTTGCGGGCCTGCGCCCGCGTGCAGTGCTATACCTTATCAAGCGGCGGTCGGTTGCGCGAATGGCTTGGTGGCAATGGCGGGCGTTGGATGTGACGCAGCGCGAACGTTTACGTTAAGGCTTCCGACTGATCAAGAATTTATTTTTGCAAAGTATTTTAGCGGGCGTGCATTGCTGCGCGATACTTTCGGCCTGTTGTTGGGCTTGTCTGGATACGAGACAATGAGCGGTATAGGCTTCGCAGAATTGTGTGACCTTGACGATGCACTGCTAGGTAAAATTCTGCGGCGCGGTTGCGGATTGCCGTATGATCCGGCGCTAACGGATGCGCAAATTGCGGATATGATTTTTGCGATTAAATATGGGGTGAACGATTAGAGAGTTTCGCAATCTCTAGTTGTGTTTGCAAAACCTCTATCGTCGTGTCTTGCACTCTGATTGCGGCATGCAAACTACTGAGCGCTGACTGGTAGTTTGCAAGCTGAATCTGGTATGCCCATTTAATTGTGAAAGCGATTCCAATTGTGCAGGCTACGAGTGACAAGAAAAAGTTTGATGATTCGCACATGATCAAAATTTTTCTGCGGTATTGATATCGACACTGATATAAAAACCGTCTTTGTAGTCATCGTGTAAATGTTTTTCAATGCATAGAACTTTTCCATTTTCAACTAAAATAGTCCTGCGAGGCTTTGCATCACTCACATAATTACTTAATGTTTTTTCTAAGGCTTCGCGCTTGTTGTCAAGCTGATTAACTTTCTCTCGCGCAAGTTTGATAAATCTTTCTTCGTTATCTATTGCATCAGTAATTGTTGCGTATGCTTCGGCAGTTTTCTTGATTAACCAATTGCGTGTTTCAGCGCGTGCGCTTTTATATTTGCGCTTTGGTATTGGTTTGCCTTTTTTATCTCTTGTCATTATCGTTTCCCGTTTAAAATTTCTTGCAAGGCTTCTATACTCGCCGGGCTTTTCATCATGTGCCCGGTGAGGTAGCGCCGGGCCGCGTGGTGCAGCGGGTAGTGTGGAAGCGTTAAATTAAATTCGCGTTTGAATCTTTCGTGCCCCCATTCGTAACACATGATGCGATTGCCTAGCGTGGTAACGAACCGGGTTTTCTTGAGTGCTACACTAACAACAATTGCGGTTTGTCGGTGCCGGTTCATGTAACAGCCGACACGCACGCCGGGTGAACCGTCATCACGTTCAAATATTCTAGTGCTGACATGCAGGCGTTTCTTAGACTTGTCGAATAGGTTTATGGCGCGAATGGATAACCTGCGGCCTTTTCGTTTTCTTTGCAGCAACAGTTTTGCTTTTATCGTCAACATTTTTTTGTATGCGTTGCTGTTCTTTTTTAACCGCTATAATATCGGTTTTAAGCATATTGAAATGTGCTTCTACGTTGACAATGTGCCGGATTAGATTATAGGTTGTATCTACTGGCGCGACGGTTTCATTCCATCCACTCGCTAAAATATTAGCAAGCGCAATTTGCACGCGGGCAAGTTCTGCCATTGCTAAAGGAATATTTGTTTTTGTGATCGTGCGCGCTCGTGCGGCTTGATAGGCTATGCTTTTCTTCATGGTGTCCCTCTAGTTCGTGCGTGTGATCGAATGGCACGCCTTGAAAGGTCATGCGATACCTGCGTTGCTTTGTCGATTGCGGCGAATGCCTGAATGGTGACTCTATCCGCAAGTGTTCCATTGGGCCGGTAAACATCGCCGTTTGGTTCAATGCGATACCCTTTACTGATGTAGAGTTGCACTAGCTTGGATGCATCCATGTTGATTATCTCCGATTTAAATTAGCGTCTACTGTTTCCCCATAAATTTTTTCCCATGTTTTCGTTCCGACGTTTTCGGTAAAGCGTTCCGCGATTGCCTGCGTCATCGGCGGTAAGTCTTGGTATTTCCAATGGCGGTTAGGACCGCGCAATACGCGCTCAACTTGACCGCGCATGATATCTTCCGCCCAACAATGCACCACGGGCCGCAAACCAAAACGATTGCGAATGATCCGGCGCAATGGAAATACTTCGCGCCAGTAAGTCATTTCATTTGTTCCGCGCCACGTATCCAGCAAGTAACAATTAAATTTTTCTTTGTGGCTTTTTAAGTAGTCGGTAATGTCGGCGCAGATAATATTTTTCTTTAAGTGTTGCGGCGCGCAGAGTTCTATAATGTCTGCGTCCTTTTCGATTATCGTTACCGACTTCACGCCGGGATGTTGATTCACCATGAGCGCGGCTATACCCAAACCTAGCCCGCCTATCAAGACGTGGCCGCGTGGCTGCACGGTTTCGAGCATGCTATGGATTTGGAATAATTCTTCCGGTAAATCTGTCATCCATACGCCGGATTTTTTATCGCTTAGCGTTGTGATCTTGAGCGGTTGAATTAGCTTGAGCATCACAGGTTGCAATCCGCGCGTGAATGCTTGACGCGATCCGATGATTTCTATTTTGTCTTTTACGAATCGATGCGTGATATTGATACGCCCGGTTTTCTTTTCGGGCAAATCGATAGGGCTAAGAATGTGAATTGGCTTGACCGGGTGCGGGCCGGGCATTAATCGCGGTTCTATTTCGTTCAATGCTGCTATAAATTTTTTGCGTGTTGCCGCGTCCATGATTCAGTTCCCCGTTAATAATGATGCTACGATTGTTGCGGCGATAACGAGCAAACAAAAAATTGCTTCGCCGGGTGTTGAGTTATCCATTACTAAATAAAATCTTGGTGTGCGTTTGATCTAGTGTCACGGCGCGCGGCTTGCTGTTCGCTGGTTCAATGGGCTTTATGCATATACGTTGCGTGCCATTGAGCGGCGGTGCAGTTACCATAACACGCGCCCATAGCGCGGCATCGTTGATCTGAATTAAAACTTTATCGCCGGGCTTTGGAGTTTTCATTTAATCATTTCCCGCAAGAGGTCGCGCAGTTTGTGGTATTCCATAGAGCGGCGCTCCCAAAAATCAATGTGAAATATTAATTTTTCGTAGGCTCTATCTAGCCGGGGCTTTTTATTTTCGCGGACTGCTTCTATTAACTCTGTGACCATTGCCAATGTTTGCGTGTTCATTTTGTTTTATTCAGTTCGGCATATGAGGTCAGTTTCTTTTTCGCGTCATGCTCTGATTTTTCTATACGCGCCTCCAATTCTTTCTTCGCTTTGTGATTCCCTTTTGATATTTCGGCGTAACTTTCCAGCAACGTTTTTTGATCTAGCGCGTATAGTTGGGTTTCCGGGATTTCCTTACCCTGAGTTGTTATATAGAGTAATTTGTTACTCCATGAATAACGCGCTTTTGGTGCTTTTGAATTTGCGATAGTGACTTTTTCGATTGTGTGCTTACCGACGTAATGCCAATTTAAAGTCAGCGCGTCAAACGGTTCAAATGATTTTGTTGTATCAATGCGTTTTTTAATCGCGGCAAGCGATGCGGATTTAATATCTTTGCCGTTGACCCGTGCGCAAAATTGGGCCGATTCATTAACCGTTATCTTGATATCCCTATACGTATATTCCATTTTAGTTTCCCGTGGTTGTGGTGTTAGGTGTCATTTCTTTACTGCTTTCTTTTTTGCTACAGATTTGCGCTTGCGTTTAGGCTTGGCAGTGTTGCGTCCGATGCGGTCAAGCTTGCCGGGAATCTGGATAAAGTTTTTACAGTGCAGCAGGCCGTTAAGTTTTCGCAATTCGCTTCGTATGTCCATGAGCAAAGCGACTTGCGCGCCTTGCCAATTGTTAGGCATGCTATGCCAATCAGCATTGACATAGTTTCTTAGATACGGATCAATTGACATTGTTATACCTGCGGTCTGCGCGCTATCCATCCTGTAGGTTCATCGTCAACGCCCTTGAGCGTCGCCATTTGTTCGCGTGCTTCGTGTTCATGCTCAAAGCAAAAACGCTTTGCCCATCCTGTTACTGTTACGCCGGTAACAATTGAATAGGTAAACATCAAACGTTGCAACGCTACCCATGAGCCATCCTCTAATTGTCGCGCGTCCATGTAGCCATCTAAAATTAAATCTTCGCGCGTGATGAGATTGCCGGTATTCATGATGGGCCGCGCGCCCTTGCGGGCGGCGGTTCCGGTTAGTTGTTAAGCGTTGATCGCTTTGCGCATTTCTTCGGCAAGTGTCCACAAGCCGCGATTGATGGCAACATTCTGGCTGATCCCGTTAATGGCGCGCGACGTTCCGCGTTTGGTTTGGCCGTTGGCGTTTTTCTTCCATCCGCGTATACCGCCTTGAATCATGCGTTCTTGCACCACGTTAAAAGTATTCCACAAGCTAGGCTCTGCATCGGCGGTGCGCTTCGGCAGTATCAACGCTTCCGGCTTGACGCCACAGTTCGCCACGTCTTCGTAACGCATTGCAAGCGCGGCATTGGCGTAGGCGATTTGCAAGGGGCGCTCAAGTTTAACTGCCTTCATGCCTTCGATTTGCTCGCCTACTTTATCGAAGTCTTTAACGATGTGATACGCGCCTTCGATTACATTGTCTACTGCGTTGACGTTGTGGCGCACTTTCATAGAGAAATCATTGCTGCCGAGAATCAAACCATTAGAGCAAACCATGCGATAGATACCCGCCATTAATTCAAGCTGGCTAGAGCCGTCATGCGAGTTCACTAAAATAACTTCGCGGGCTTCTGCGGCTTCCAATTGTTCCGCGCGGCGGAAGCGCATCATATGTTTTTGGAAACCATCCTTTGAACTATCTTTGGTATTCACAAACTTAGCGCTAACCGGCAAAAAGCCTTCTGCGCGCAAACTGTCAACGAGTTGCACGGTTGATACGTAGCCGTAACGTGCTGAGCGTGAAGCGTGCGCAGCATCGGCAAAGATCGCCGGGGCAATTTTCATAAGGTCATCATTCGATAGAGCGCGGGTAAAGCCGAAGCCTTCGCGTTGGATGCGGTGTTGTCCCGGTGCGAACGTGGTATTCAAATTTTGATTCGTGGCAAACATTTTATTTCCTTTAGAGTTAAGTTGATTTAGTTTCGTGTGGCGTGTTTCATCTACCACGCTTCACAGTTTACGCCTGTGCGTAAATAATGCAAGTGATTTTTATCACACTTAACGAAAATAAATTTATCCCATTTAAAACCTATATTTAGTTACTTCCGGGCGTAAATCTTCCAGTGTCTTAATCAGCACGTGGATTGCATCGCCGTCTTGGGTATGTTGATCCTGCCACGTATTAACGCCACGTTTCAGCACGGCGAGCAAGGCGGGCGTTGGAACGGTCACACCATGCACAACTACGTGCAGGCGGGCTTTTGCGTCTTGGTGCGCCTGTAGCGCTTCTAGGTTCATTCTGGTTTGCCTGCTTTGATTGCTGCGCGCTCTGCGTTAAACGTATCCATCCAAAGGCCATAACGCTTGCGCTGAATGCTAAGCGGTGAGCCGTCCGGGTATGGGCACGTTTCGGGTTTGTCGCCACGGATCGCAGCGCGCCGGGCGTTTTGTTTTATATCGCGTTCTTCCGGGACAGTTATCTTTTTGATAAAGCGTGATTCGATTTCATTAATGAGCGGGTCCATCCAAGTCTGACGATACAGGCGCGTCTTTTCCCGTATCGCATCATCGGTTGCAGGCATCGTAGCGCTTTCGCCAATTGTGCTAACTGAAAAGCTTTCAAGGTTGGCATACTTACGCAATTCATCAATGAGTTTTTTATTTGTCCATCGATAGTAATGTGACGAAGCATTATTGTATTTTGGCATTTCATTTTCCCCTATCGAATGATGACGGTATGTCTAAGTCTTTTTCAAAATCGCGCAATTGATCGTCAGTCATGCCGGGATACGGCGCATGCGTTCCGCCGTCCGTTGTGCGATAGATTGGCATACCGTTAGCGGCTAAGTATCCGGCTTTAATCATGATTGCGTTTAGTGTTTTTATTTTTCGTCTTTCTGTTTTTAAAAATCTAATTTCTTTTCGCATCCAATAATGCACAACGCAAAGCGTAACGATTCCGCCCCAAACAAAGCCCGTAATAAAATCAGGATTCACGGCGCTAACTTACTGATGCCACAAAAGCGGCAAGCGGTTGATATGTCAGCCTTGCCACACTTCGGGCAAGGGCGCTTGATAAGCTTCGGCGGTTTGGGCACTGCTATCATTTTGTAATTCATTTTAGTTCCCCGTGTTGATTCGATTAAGCGGCGCGCACTATTGGGCACATACTATAACTACCCCAAGGGCGAATTTGCTCTATGCCTTCCCAAACGTTGATGCGGAATTTTTTGCCTTCGCTTGTGGTAACTGTCTTATCTGTGCGCGCTTTAACGGTCACGCTGATAATACAATTGTGATCGCAAGCGCTGCGTGTGGTGTAGGTTTGGTTTACTGCGAATTTCATTTTAGTTCCCCGTGTGATCGTGTTCGGTTCGCATGGATTGCTGCGCGTCTTCTGCTTTGCCGTATGTATCGAATGGGCCGCGTGTTTCAATTATAGATACTTCAAATGTTTGGCTATTCATCGTAAAATACTCTACATGATAACCATCATTCTTTATTGCTATGCTGTAGCCGGTGTTTCTCACTTTGATTCCCCGTGTTGCGTTGTTGATGTAATTCATTATACGCCGTCGCGTAACCGTGTCAACGGTAATATGTCACACTAGATCGCAATCAGTTTGGATCGCCTAACACTTTGATAAATAGCCACAATAGCCCGACAATCGCAGCTAGAAATCCCGCCATGAAAAGAAAAGTCTTGCGACGCCCGCGCCACTTGCGCCGGTTCACTTGTTGCGGCGAGTAGTATCCATCATCACTATAGAAGCGGCTGATGGTGCGCGGTGTGGTGTAATCGTCGGGCTTGAATCCGTGGCGGTCTAGGTCATCTTTCATTTGCGTTCCCCGTTTATAAAATATCATCTAGCGCGTGACGCTGCGCCTTCGTTAGATTGCATTCAATGCCTTTAAATTTTCGCAGCAGTATTTCATCGTCGTTATTCATGCCTTTCATTGAGGCAATAGGCGATTGTTGCCTACATATAAATTCTTCAATCAGGAAATTTTCGTAGCCCATGTGTGCGAGTTGAACGGCTACGTCTACGTGATAGTGTTTCTTCGTTATCGGCGGATCGCACTGCATAAATGCTCTGCGCCGATACGCGAGGGCTTTGCTACCGTAGCGGTTAGGCCTTCCGGGAATCTTGTTGTCTATGGTTTGGCGTGTGGTGATCGCACAACTAGCGCACGTATCAAGGATGCGGCTTACCAAAATCAAAATGTTATTGAAGTGTTCGCCAATGGGCCGGGCCGCATGCGGGCGCGCGTCTTTGAAAAATTCAAGGTCATCATCTAGTAATATAAATTTTTCGCTTGCACGTTCACCAATCGCCCGGCGCGTCTTGTCAAGCGTATCGGCCTTGCATTTTAAAACTCTAGCGCATTGGTAATGCTTTGAAAATTTTATATAGTCTTCGCCTTGATCGTGTGGCACAACAAGATTGACTCGCGGGCCTAGCCCGGAATCTTTTAATGTTTGCAGCGTTGTGGAGCGCTGGCGGTGCCGGTCCTTCGATAGCACATATATTTCCACGTCTTCACCAACAGGCGGGCGCGCGGTTGATAGTGGCGTGTTCATTCTGGAAATTGATCCATAGGCGGCATATTTTTTTCATTTTCAATCATTGAATTGATAGAAAAATATTCTCCGCACGCTTTGCATGCACATTGAATACTTGAATCAACAGCTACCCAAACTTTTTGTTTGCCACACGATGGGCAAAAAATATCTGATGTTTCCCAAGCGCGCTCAAAGTTTTCTTTAATGATAATCCGTTGGTATGGTTTTTTGCTCATGCTGCTTTCCTTCGCCGGTATTTGGTGAGCGCAGACATAAATTCACTGTTGCCATTTGCTTTCGCGCGTAGTGAAATAATCATGGCTTCGTCTATAGTGTTGCGCGCAATGATTTGGTGAACCATGACCGGGCGGCGGGCGCGTGCGCCACCAATGCGCGAATTCATTTGATCAAACAATTCATAACTCCACGTCAAGCTAAACCATGCGATAGTGCAGCCTAGACCTTTTTGCAGGTTGCCACCATAGGCCACGGTGCGCGGGAAAGCTAACGCTAGATCGTGCTTGTTGTTATTCCATTCGCTTTCGAGTGTGTCAAGATTCTTTCGGCTGAATACTGCGGCATCCGGGAAGGCGTGACGCAAGCGCGCTAGGTCATGTTTGAACCAATACGCGGCAAGGATTGGGCTACCTGTTTCGTCTATCACGTCGCGCAGTGCTTCTAGCTTTGCATCGTGAACGTGTTCCCATATCGTCGTTTCGGTTTCGCGCTCTATTGTATAGATTGCGCCGTTCGCTATCTGTTGGCATTTGCCGGTAAGTGATGCAGCATTGAATGCGCGAACGTCGCCTTGATCCAGTTTTAAAAATAATTCTTTTTCAAACTTATCATAGAGTGCGCGGGCGTGTGGCGGCAGATCAATCACGATAGGGTTTATTAATGTTGGCGGTGTGTCAGTCTTCCAATCTGATAACTTCATTGTTACCGCAACATCATCAATCAGTTTATATATTTTCTTTTCGGATGTGCGGCGCGGGACATATTTATTGCCTTCACCAACAGGCAGGAAAAATCGATTTTTGAAAACATCAAAGCTTGTGCCTAGTCGCTTGCCTAGATCAACAATATACATTTGCGTCCATATCTCTATCAGAGAATTGGGGCGCGGTGTTCCGCTGCATACTGCGCGATGTTTGAACAGCGGGCAGAAGTAGCGCAAGGCGCGGAAGCGTTTCGCGGCAACGGATTTAAACATGCTTGATTCGTCTATAACCAAAACATCAAACGGCCAATTAGCACGGGCACGCCGACTGCGAAACAATCGCAGCAACCATACCAGTGATTCCGGGTTGATCATGTAGAAATCTGCATGCACGTCTAGTGCGGCTAGGCGTTCCGCTACGGTGCCATGCACGATAGAAAAGCGAAGGCTGCGCAAGTGTTTCCATTCTTGCGCTTCTTGCGCCCACACGCCGTATATAACGCGAATGGGGCCGACAAGTAATACCGGGCGTTTGATCTTGCGCTTGTTGATTAGCGCTTTTACCCAAGACAAAATTATAGTTGTCTTGCCCAATCCCATATCTAAAAATAGTGCAGCGCATCCGACTTTCCATAAGAATTTAAAATTCTGTAATTGGTGATCCCAAAAATCTTTGTGTGTTCGTAACTGTTTATCTTTTTCGTCTACGACTGTGTAGCGCGTTTCAATGCGTTCAAGGCGCGCGGCTTTTTTGAGCGCGAGAGCGTGCCGAGTTGGTATAAGTCTTTTCTTGGAATAATTATTCGCGTGTGTTCGCACGTCCGGGCCTTAATGTATGTATCGATTTCGTCTTTGGTGCGCAGCGTTCCGACATTGCAGCCACGCTTTATGAATTCATCGCGCCAATATTCTTGATGCGGTCCATACTTTCCGCCTACGGGTCGCTTCGCTTCGATCCAATCAATGTTAGATGGAAAGCAATCACACGCATACCAAACTACGAAGCGGTCAAATAATCCGATGTAGACGGTTTGTAGTTTGCACACGATGGCACGGCGCTTGCGACACTCACGCACTAGATAATTTTCAATCACGTTTTCTGTAACGTGTTTTTCCTTATCAATGTTGAGATTCGCAAACTCTAAGATGCGTTGATGCTTGGATATTCTCATATATCAAAATTAAAACTTGGTTCGTTATCGTCTGCGTTCTTACCGCCTACCCATACATCAAAATGTTTTTTGCAATCGACACACGCACACTTTCTGATTACTGCTTCGGGTTCATAGAATTCAAAAACATTTTGTTTACCACAGAGCGGGCAAAAGATATTTGACGCGCGCCATTGGTAAATAATTTTCTTTTCTGAAAAATAAACTTTGCCGGTCATATGTGTTTACGTTTCACCAAGTCAGAAACGATTTTTTGCATATCGGCAAACTCTACGGCGCGGCGCATCACATCATATTTACCATGCAGGCGTTCAATGATATGGGCGCGTGGGCCTGCGTCGCGGTCGAATTCCATTACCATCAATGATTCAAGTTTATCTATTGATGCTTTCGATACTGGTAATTCAGCTATGTAGGCGTGCAACACTTTCCAGTTATTTAGTTTCGGTGATAGCCTATCATCGATAAAAATATCGCGTAATAAGAAATCCGGGTAAATTTTCTTTGGCATTTTTATTTCCTGTAATAGACTGCTTCAAATCCTTCCGCTTTGATTGGCAAGATACCAATCCATGCGGGAAGATCGCATACCACTAACTCCATAAATTTTGCAGATAGTTTTTTAATCTGTCGTGAGACTTCTGCTACCAGTTCATCATGCACCCATAAAATTAATTTGAATCCCGCGCGCTCTGCGTTCAATCCACCAATAACCATAATATCGCGAGCGATGCCTTGCACAATATTTTCTACGAGCTTACCGCCGTAAGTAGTTTGCCATAGCCATTGACCTTTTATTTCGGTGCGAAATTCGATACGGTGCGATGGCTTGCCAAACTTTAAACATGGCACGGCGCGCGGTGTTGGGTAAAATAATTCGCGCCCACTTGGTAGTTTGATGCGCAGAAATCTTTTTTCTTCGTCTACAAAGAAACTAATGTTCCGTAGCGTGATGCGTGTTCCCGGTTTGCGGATGGCGGCAAGCGCGCATTTTTCAACGTCATACCAATAATATTTTACTTTCTGATGCTTGGTGCGAAAGGCTTTGACCGCGCGTTGACTCATTTCTTCGTCGATAACAATATCCTCTTTTTCGCAATACTCAATAAACTTTTTCCATCCTAGACCAAACCCACAGCCTAGAACTAATTGCTTTGCAATGCGGCGCTGTTCGGGGCTTACCGCTTCGGGCTTGATATGCCAAAGGTATGCAGCCATCAATACATATCGATCATGGCCGCGCCCGGCATCGTATTCAACATACTCGCGCACTGCGTCATTTTGCTCTGCTAACCAAACCAATACGCGCGCTTCGATTTGCGCATAGTCAACCACAACTAATTTATTACCGGGCTTCGCGCGAATAAACCCGCGCATGCACTGCGCCAGTGAGTGCAACGGGCGCTTGAATTCGCGCTCGAAATCTTCGGCGGTAATGGAACGGTCTGCGAGCATCGCAAGAACCTTTTCCATTAGCGCAATCTGATCTGCCTTTTCAATCAGGCCACGCACAAAGTTTTGTGGCTGTATCAATCGCCCGGATGCGCGCCCGGTGTGTGCGCCATAAAATAATATCGTTCCGCGTGCGCGGAAGTATTCGCCTATCACGCTCGCCATGCGCAATAGTTTTTTATTCGATACCTTGCTTGCTTCCATGCGCAGCCGAATCACGGCGCGCACTTTTCTATCTGTGATGGTGTTGTGGAGTAGTGCGCGGCTTAGCGTCTTCGCTTGCATGTTGGGCAGCGATTCGCCTTGGTCGTTGATCCATTGCAAAAGCTGCGCAACTTGTGTAGGGTTAATGCCTTCGGTGAGGGCGCGCACTTTGAATACAACGCGGCGCTCCAATTCGCGCAGTATTTTAATCGCGCGCTTCACGCGGTATAGGTCAATGGGTAAACCGCGTTCGTTCACCATGAAATCATGCAAGTATGCATTGCGTTCAAACGCGGGCAGGTTAGGCAATGCTTTGTCAAGGTCACGCTCTGCCAATATATCCGCATCGCAGTATTGACAAAATTCTTCAAACGCTTCCGGGTTATCTTCCGGATAGATGCGTGTCGCGGGATTATTTTTCGTCGGGCGGCGCGGCTTGCAAAAGATATTGATAAGCTGCGTTCCGCGTTTGTCCTTCTGGTGTTTGACACGCGCGGCGGCGCATGCTTTCTCAAGGCTGCGCGGATATCCGCACATTGCGGCTTTGGCGGCGGTGCATCGTAATTGTTTGGCGCGCAGCGGTGGCGCTCCAAACTGTTTAACCATGATCCGATTCCATCCGCAAAATTCAAACATGGCGTTATGGGCAACAAGCGTTTCGCCATTCTCTACACGTTGGTAGACTTCGCGCAATTCGCGCGTGATGCCCATTGCAGGATTCCAGCGCGTTACGTCTTCGTCATCATTAAACGCAAAATTAAACATCAAAATTTCGGTTGATGGATGCTCAAAATATTTAAACGCGCCTACGTCGCGCACGTCTAATACGCTATAGGTTTCAAAGTCTCCATGTATTTCGCCTTGCTGCATATCGATAGCCTAGCTTGTATCTTTCTTTTCTATCCCGCGTTGCCATTCAACGCTAAATTGCGCCATCGCTTTTGCAAATTCAAATTCGCCGTGTGTTTCCTCAAAGAGTCTCCCGGCTACTGCGCCACCATAAAACGCAGCGCGCAACGTTTCTATAATCATTGGGTGTGGTGATGAATGGAATGACTCTTTTAAAAAGCTTTGGAATTCAGATTCAAATTGAATATGCTCAAATGTCATGGTGTCTGTTCCTGTTCATGCTTAGCCCATACGAGTATATACATTGTGTGATAGTCACGATTCGCGGCGATGATATGATTCTCCGCTGGCGAGCCTAGCGCGTGCCATGCGGCTTTGTATGCTACGCCATCGTGATAGATGTATTCGTTTAGAATCTCACGCGCTACCGCGCCTGCGATGTGACCGCGTATCATTTATCCGTTATCCGGGTAACTGGCATATTGTTTAAGGATCGAAAGTATATTTTTCTTTGTTGGCTTAGATACGACTTCTAAAATTATTGGCGGTTCATCTTTGTATTGATCTGGATTATCCTTAACGTCTTTCCGGCTTTCTTTTTTCGCTTCGGTTTTTGATGAATGCCATGAATAACCGGCGCTGCATCCGCCTTCACATAGATGGGCTACGCGGTAAAATTTCATTTTATTGCCAAGATCAAAATGCAAACAATGAGCAACGCGGCGAAGTTCACCACAAACCCAATGATTGCCTTGCGCGTTTTGTCTTTCGCGTATGCATCATAGTCATTAAACCATTGCTGTGATTTTTTATCGCGCACGATCAATACGCCGGGCCTAAGAATTGCGGCACAAAAAGTAAATCGCCATGCATCGCACTAGCGAAACACCACACGGCAAACGTAACGACAAGCGCTATAGAAATCACGCGCATAATATTTTGGATCATGACTTTTTTCCTTTCAACGCTTTACGTGCGGCAATTTCAATTTGTCCAAGAGGGTCGCGGCTAGTGCTTTTGTTCGCTTGCGCATACGCTGCGATCCCTTGTAAAGCTATCTCTAGCTTGCACATGCGGATGCACATAAGCTGATACGCTGTATGCTTCATGTTGGCGCGTCCGTTGCTTTGATAATTAAATTTGTGCCAGTTGGTTTGTGTGGCGTCCATGAGTATCGCATGGCATTTTTCTGTTTCGGTTCGTGCCACGTTCCCGCGTTGTCTAGGTAACGTTTTAAAATGGCAGTAACGGTATTTAGTTCTGCCTTTGCTAAAGGGTTTTCTTGATCGCAGCAAAGCGCCCAAGGCGCGATTGTTGCGTTAGCCGATTTGGTCCCATCGCTCCATTCGACTGATCCCATATAGAACCAATCGGCAACGCCTTTATATGTTTCGTGCCCGACACAAAAAATTTCTTTGATGGTTCCGCCGTTGGCATGTTGTAGGTATTGGGTTTTCATGGTATATCCCTTTTGTTGCGCACAGTCACACTTACAAAACCGTCTTTGCATTTACCCGTTTTATTGAGCAGTGCCTTACGCCCCATTGTTTGCACAATGGCATCTATATCAATTGAAATTAAAATATCGCCCGCTATTTCGCCATCGGGCAACGCTCGCTGTGTGCATCCGCCACCCGGCCGCATGGTGAAACCTACTTTTGTTTTTCGCGTGCGGAAATTCGGGTATACGTGCGTAATCATGGCGGCTAATCTTTACGCGCTACCAGTGGTAACGTTTCGTCTACGTCCACCAGATAGCCCGCTTCGGTGCCCGGTGATGTTCCCGCACCGACTACGCGATACGTAGGCATGGCAGGCGTTGTGGTGCATCCGCTGAGCGGCAGCGTAACAATAAACCATGCGGCAACGAAGCCCGCGACTATTAGATATTTCATTTTTGTTCCCTGTTAGTGGTGCGATTAAAATTCTATCCGCCAAAATAATACGGCACGGTAGCATCGCGGCGCGCTTGCTCTAGGTCACGCAATGCGCGTTCTTTTTCAAAATCGGCTAGTGTGTAAGGGCGAGCCGGATTCATGATTGCACCACGCGGAAGCATCGCGCTTCTTGTGATGTGTAATCTATAGTATTCGCGTAGCCTTCAAACTTAACGCTAAAGTTGCCACGGTTTAATAGTTCAACTACGGTTCCTTTAGTAGCGCGGGTGCCATCCGATTTTAGCGGCAGGTAAACGCTAAAATTACAGACTTCGATTTTTTCGTTTAGTAGAAACATTTTAATTCCCCGTTCGTTGATGTGAGTAGGTAGTATACGCCAGCGCGTAACTGTGTCTAGTGCATTAAGTCACACTAGACATGATTCTTTTATTTCATTTTGCGGGTAGGAAATTGGCTAAATACTAGATGATACTTGCTCATGTTAAGGATGTGCTTGGTTAGCCATTTTTCTATCGTGCCTGCCGGGGTTGTCACGGTCAACGTCGATCCAAACCACAATTCAGTTCCGCAAATTTGCGCGCTTTTGATATCGCCTACTTTGTTTGCAAGCTTACCGACATACATATCGAACTGTTCGCCCGCTATCTTTGCAACAGTGGTAAGGTATTCACTTATCTTTTTGTCATCAAATTTGACAATGCGCGGCTCATTCATTCTATAGGTAGGCGCAACGGTGGTAACGAAGCGGCTGATTTTGTTCCGGTATTGCAATTTGCTTTGGTAGTTGCCTTCGGTTACTTTCGGATATGGCGCAGCGATATTAAAATCGTTGCCTGCTTCCGCGAAGATAGCGCGGATACGCTCAATATCTTTTTGAGCAAACGATACCGCGCGATCAACGGCAAGCTTGCGAAGCGGCGCGATGGTGGCGGTAAGGATTTCTTTAGTATTCATGTTAGTTCCCCGTTGTTGATGTAGGGAGTATACGCCAGCGCGTAACCTTGTCAACGGTAATTTATCACACTCGCTGCAATTCTTTTTTTTAGCCCTTATTGCGCCGGACATTCTGCCGACATCCCTATTATATACGCCGTCGCGTAACTTTGCATAGTGCATTTTGTCACGTTCCGCACAAATAAAAATAGCCCGGTGAATTGGGCCATTTGTGAGAGGTAAGCCGGGCAAGATTTGAACTTGCAACAGGCGCATTAGAAATACGCTACTCTATCCAGTTGAGTTACCGGCTCTGCGTCATGCCATCACTAGCACACCATCCGCGCTAACGCTTTGCAGCGCAAGGTTTAGCTTTAAGCCGGTGCGTATGATGGCCGCTATACGCGCGGGTATGTTGGGTATGGTGATTACTATTACCGCCTGCTTCGGGCGCGTGGTACGTTCGCCTGATGCGCCCTTGGGCGCTCGCTTGGGCTTCCATACATCCATAACCAGTAAACCTTGTTTGTTTTTCTCCACGCGCAGTATTTTCTTGCGCGCAAGTTCTTTGGCGCATGCCCGGATTTTGAACGGTTCTACTTCATGCGCTACTGCAAAATCCTTGATAACCGTTTCGGCCTTCACTGATTTTGCGAGGGCTTTCATCATGGCTATTGCTACGCCGCTTTCAAGATCAAAATCATATTTGTCTGCGGGCGTAGCTTTTTTCTTCGCGGTTTTCTTGACCGCCTTTTTAGTTGCGGTCTGTTTGGGTTTGGGCTTCGTCGGCGCAGCCGGGCCGTTAATCACATCGTCTAAATCGTCATCAGCCATTGGCATTTTAAAATCCTTCGTGTGTTGTGTGGTGTTAGCCGTTAATCGAATATTGCATCATCGTCATCATCAACAATATCATCATCGTCATTTTCGATATTGTCGAATTCTTCCGATGCATCCTTACGGCTACCTAAAATTTTCTTGCCGAGTGATGCGCGTTGCACGTTATTCAACAGTAACGATATGCCACGCTTGCCGCGATATTCGTAAGCGCTGCAAAATACCGACATGCGCGCGTAGCAGCCTTTGTAAAAATCGGTTTCGTCTACCAATTTCTTACCGCGATTATTCACGATGCCCGGCTGTTGGTTAGTGTGCGCGCTTATCATAATTTGTTCTTCGCTCGCGTCGCTATATGGTTCGCCATACTCCGCGTATTCTTGCGCGGCGCGTTTGTATGGCAAATGGAGTTTGCCGGAACTCGCTAATTTTTTTGCTTCCGCTTCTCCCCATTTTTCATATGCGGCAGCGATGCATGATTTCTTGATGGCGGAAATATCTTCGTCTTCGTCTAGCACTAGACTAAGCGAAAATTTTGCCTCCTGTTCGTCGTCGTCATCATCAAATTTGTGCGGTTCCCATACGTGACAGAAACCAACGCGGCCTACGGGTGTTTGACATACGCGCGGATCATCTTTTTTCTTGTCGCGCCCTTCGCCGTCTTCGCGCTTTGCTTTCATGGAGCCACGCGCGCCGGGCCTTACCTTTGCTCTGAATGCCATAAATAAAATTCCTTTGGTGTGCGTGATTATTTTTTGGTGGCTTTTACTGCGGCCTTCATTTCGTCAACGATTTGTTTAATGCGTGCAGGCTTCGCCGTCTTGCGCTCTGCTGCTTTTTTCTTTGCACGCGGCTTGCGTCTTTTGCGATAGGCGCGTTTCTTCGCGGTGCGCTTGGTCGTTTTCTTCGCGCGTTTCTTGTATGCCTTGCGCTTTTTTGTTTTGCGTTTGGTGGCTAACGTCTTCACGGCGAATTGATTTGATTCGAGCCACCATTGCGAACCGTCGCCGGTTTGAATGCAATACGTTGTCTGCTGCTTTTGATACACGGCATGCGCAACAATTTTGCCTTTGATCGCGCCGACAGTGATTACTACTTTTGAGCCTAACGGAATTAGCTTCATGATACTTTTACCTTTCGTTGTGTGACGTTGAAAATTTTAATCCGGCAATACAGAAAACTCTTGACCGCGCGCAACAGCCGGGCGCGCGTCCGTCATCAATGCAATATGCAGCGGTGGTTTTGGATCGCGTTTGATGTAGCGCAAAATACTTTCTGGTAGTGCTTGCTCGCCTTTGCGCATTCTGCGGCCTAGTTTCTTTTTATACAAGCTTTCGATAGCGGGGATGCCTATCAATTTTCGCGGTGCGAATTCGCTAGGCTGAAAATTATCCGCTAGTAATTGACGCGCGACTTGGGCCTTGTCGGATATGTAGCGGTTCGTGATTCCCGTTACCAATTTTATATATTTGCTTTTGTGGCCGCGTAGCGCGTTCGCCATCGCTTGCGCATATACCGCCTTGAGCCATTTTTCAATTAAAGGCGCTTGCGTAACGATATACGCTACGTCTTCCGGTTCCATATCCAAAGGATCAACAGGCGCAGCACCTTTGCGCTTGGGTATCAGGTCACTGAATTCCTGTTGCGCCGTCTTCATGTTGAGCGCGGCTAACGTTTTGCATGTTCCGGCTGCGCCGCACCAATCGCACCACGCGCCCGCCTTGCGGTGTTTGGGATTGCGCTTGATTTCTGTGATGCGCTTTTTTAGTCGTGATCGATAGGCCATCAATTCACTATGCGTTATCACGTCTTCGCGGATGCGCTCTGCTTCACGGTCCTTGTTGCGCGGCTGTGCGATTACATGGCGGTATTGCTGGTATGGACGCGTGGCGTATTGCGCGAAGTAGCCTAGATCGTATTGAAACACTTGCAAGTTATCTTCCACGTCTACCGATACGCGCCCGTGCTTGTAATCGATGATGACAATTTCGAGCGGGAAATTATCTATGCCAACGTCAAGCGTTCCCGATGCATAGCCCGGCGCGCATCCGATAAGTGAATGCGGATCAACGGTTTTATCGAAAATCAATTTTGCATTTGGATTCTTCGCAAGGTATGCGCGAATGAAATCAATGCACTGTTGAACCGCGTCCGCCATTTCTTCCGTTACCTGCCAATGCTTATAGATATGCATGCCGATGAACACATGCGGATCGCGGTCACAGATCAAACACAAGCCTAGCAATTCATGCGCGGCGGTGCCTTCTTCTGCGTATTCATTCGTGCCACGCTTGCGCACGTTGAGCGAATCGGCGCATTCAAACCATTGGTATGCACTACTTGGCGCTAGTGGCGCGTGATAGCGTTCGGGGTCGGCAAGGCGTTTATGGTAGCGCTTGCCTTCGGCAACTTGTTGAGCCATTTATTCGTAAGGCTCAAGAGCGCTACAACGTTCGCAGCGAGTTAAACAAACATCCTCAGTGAAAAAATAGATTGCGCTGGTTTCGTTCATACTAAGCGGTGCCCACTTATGCCCCATATAAAACCAATGGCATAACCACTTTTTAAATTTGCGCTTCATAATTAATCTTTTAGTGCGACGATGTAAATACAAAAATGCCAAACGCCTTTTTCTCTGCTGAATGTCGAGCGGCGCACGGCATGAAACGCAAGCGCTGCGAATACTTCGCACGCGATGCGCTCAAAAATATTTTCGGGCACGATAACAACGCGCATTGTTTCACCATCGCCCATATCATCTAGTTTCATGCCTTCGCCTTGCGCTTCGGTTGTGGCGGTGCATAGTCGCGGATGTAGGCACGCCACCAAAAGTGCCCGATGTGATAGCGCGCGGATTCTTCAAACCATTTGTGGCTATCGGGATGCGGGCCGCTACCGTGCAGAAACTTTACGATTGCTTCCGGCATCATAATGAAACCGGGCGGGCATACGCGGCGCTTGCTGGTGTTGCTCAATTGTTTTTACCGCGCTTCGGTGCGGGTTGCGAAGGCTTTACCGTGACCGGCACATTGGCAAATCCTGTTTTTTGTTCTGCGTCTTTTCGTTCCTGATCTTCCATATAGTCAGCGGTTGAACACGAAACATCTTCAAGCAATTTGCATATCGCAAACGCGAATGATGTATAAGCAATCGCGCGGCTGTCGGCTGCGCCAGATGCTTCCTGCATCGCAGTTGCGCAACGGTTCCCGGTGATGCGAAAACGGTCCTGATGCTCGCGCCATTGTGCAATTGTCATATCCATAATTTTTATTCCCTTGGTGTGGTGAAGGCCGGGCGCAGCCTATCCATTACTTAATCAAAAAGCGTATCGTCATCGCCGGTTGCGTCATCGTCTTCCGTTTCCGCAAGGGCGCGCATTGCTTTTGCGGCGGCTTCGTATTTCGCTTCGGGGATTTCTGAAACCGATGTTGCCTTGTATTTCTTGAGCAACGCCACTAGCGCGGGCTTGCCTGCTACTTTGGCGGCGCTCTTGGCGAGGTCTTTCAACATTTCTTCGTCTACTTCGTCATCGACTGCTGCGCTTTTTTTCTTTCCGGCTGTCGCTGCGCCTTTCTTTTTCGCAGCGGGCGCGGGATTGTCTTCTTCAAGCAACGCATGCGTTACCAATCGTTCATCGATAATATCGTGTAGTGCTTCTAAAAATGCTTTGCTCATGCGATTACCCTTTATAGTTAAATTAAAAATACCCGTGTGGGTCCGTGGATTCTATGCCATAAATCGCGTCGTTGTAAAAAATGTTGTCCAATAAAATCCATCGGCGCACGGGCCGACGATGCCGGAATCGGTAAGTGATGGATCAAAAACAATTTTGTTATTCAGACAAATAACTTCGTGATTTACTTTGGTGCGCGATGTGCCGGTGAGTGTGTAGTAAATATTTTTATTATTGTGTGATACTGAGTCAAGCAACGTTTGCAAGTCTTCTACTTTCCACGCAATCGAAATTGGCGCGATGCCTTGCAAAAGTAAATACACTTCGATTTCTTCGTTAAAATTTCCGTCCGGATCGTTGATTAATTTAGCGGCGAAGTGTGGCACATCTTCAATAGGCAAATCCAGTAAGCACGCAACGCATGCACGCGCGCAATCGCCGTAGACGCCTTGTGTCGGATCGTGCCCGAATAGTTGTTTTTGTGGTGTCATCGTTTAACCTTTCGCCGTTGCTTTTTCCCATATATTACTAAGCAATTCAATTTGGTCTGGTGTTGGGCGCTTACCGCTATCGATGTAACGCGCAAGGCCATCGATAAATCCGCGCTCGAAATCTGTCAAGCGTGATTCGCGGTTTACACAATCATCAATCAGCGTTTGATATTCATCCTGCCATGTTGTCATGGTTTGTATTTTCAATTTTTGCTACAAGGTCAAGATAACAGCGCGCGATGTTGGAGTGTGGCGCTAGACTTTTGGCGTGTCGCTTGGCATCTTCATGATTGCACGGCAGCGGCGGCATAGTTACATCAATATCTATGGTTTTATCCATGATAGTATTCATTTTAATTTATCCCTTAGTGTATTCCCGGTGCGGCATGATGCGCGCCCGTTTCTTTTTTCGCTTTCACTTCGTCTAGTTGGTTTACCATTTTTAGCGTCGCATCCGCTGTCTTTGCACCAATTTCATCAAAGAATTTTTGCGCGGTTGTATTCGGTATTCCCAACATATGCACGGTCACGCAACGATCATGAAAATGCACGACACACGATAATTCCTGACTGTCATCTTCCAGCGTATCAGGCAACATATAATATAAAATTTCTGTGCCATCGCTTGCCTTGAGCATTTTCTGCCAGCGTTCCAGTTTCATTTAAACACGCCCCCGAATTTTTTCTTACTGCGAATGCGCGCCAATTCCCGCGCGAGTTTCCATCCTACATATACATTAGAAAGCGCATCACTACCATATAGGTAATTGGGCCGGTGCTTTGCCCATGCGCGCAGAAACACTTTGTCCTTTTCATGCGGCAGCAAAGTGTGTTGCGCTTTGATGCGCTTACGTTTGGTTGTCATATTCTTTTACGAGCATGATAAGACCCCCAACCATCACTAGCATTGTGCAAATTGATAAACTGCGCCTTCGCCCGGTGATCGCGCGGGTTTTCGTCTATGTGTTCTTTGAGCATGCGCGCCAGATCGCGGCTTAACTTTTCTTCTGCGCGTTCTTCGCGTTGTAATTTTGCTTCGTTGAACAGCGGCATCAAACTCGCGCGTTGTGATGGTAGACGCGCATAGTGCAGTGGGCCGGACTCAATTATGCACGTTGCGCGGTCGGGGCAATCGATGCGGCACATTGGAAAACATCCGCAAGTTGTGTAGCCACTATCAAATGTGTGCCGTCCTTTCCATACGCCTAGCTGCGACGCTGCGTATGGCGGCGGGTTGCGCTTCGGCGGTATGTTGCCGGTGATGTGGTTTATTTTTCGCCGGAAGAATTCAAAATACAAAACGATACCAGCGCACACAAATGCAATGACTATACCGATAATAATTTTTCCTTCGTCAGTCATAGCCTATGCTCCGCGATGCGTTGATAAGAATCTTTGAGTAATAGCATTAATGCATTCGCGCGTTTTTGTTTTTCTTTAACGGCGGCGCGGTCATTGATAACGATGATACATAATTCCTTGGCGGCTTTACGTATGGTGTCGAGTTCAGCAATATACATATCCAGCGTTTCATCAATCGCATGCATTTTGCCGGTGTTGACTCGCGCAAGCCTTTGCGCATTCGCTACCGCACGCCTTGCACGTCCTACGGTAATGTATGAGTAGACAAACACTACGCACGCAAAAATAAATGCGACGATAAAAAATATTTCTTTGGTGGTCAAAGTTTCACCCGTTCAACTTTTTTTAGTTTATCGTTTTCCCATATTTCGATATCGTCTCTGATGATAAACGGGTCGCGTTCATCCGCGATATTTTGGCCGTGTGCGGGACCGTCACTGACATACACTTCCGCGTTAGCGGGGTGTTTTTGTAATTCCATTATCAAATCGGCGATATTCATAATGGTATGGGCTTCACATCAACGGGAAATTTTAATACCAATTCAACCAGACAAAGCGTGCCTTCGATTTCAGCGAGTGCGTGCAATTTGTCAGTGCCGGGCACGGGCGTAGGTTCGCCAATAATCCAAACGCCGGGCTTGATTTCGATACCGTCAAGTTTGGGCATGGTGAGCGTGCCGAGTGGCGCGGTCATGGCTAGTAATTACTTTCAAAAGCGGGATCGATTTCTTTTGCGTATTTTTCGCCTAGCCGGGTAAAAAGCCTTTCGAGTTCCCATCCGATATCACTATCATAAATTTGTATTTCGCGTGTGATCTGCAAATTGGTTGCTTGATCAATCACGATAACTTGAATCAATATTGATTTTTTGATGGTCATGGTTTTTCCGCGTTCTTGATCGCGGCGCTAATTGCGATAGGCACATTATTCAATAGGCTGATTGCATTCGCGTCTAGCGCCGATGCGCTCCAATTAAATTTAGGCAACGCTTCTTTGCATAATTTTTCGGCAAGTTTCAGCGCGGCTAATAATTCCTGATTTTGTAATTCAAATTTTTTGCATTGCTCAAGCAAGGCTTGCGCTGGTGTGATTAGAAAATGTTCGCCGGGCGGCGCGAATTGATGGCGTGGCGCTTCGAGCAACACCCTATCGGTGATAGGCGTTCTGCGCTTTGGCATTGGTGCTAAAAATGGCATGGTGTTCCCCGTTTCCTCTTGCGTTTGAGGGCGCACAAAGTAGGCGCGTTGTATCTGCCGCTATCCGGGGGACGGAAGCGACTGCACGCGACGCCTACCAGTGCGCAGCGGAAAATATACGCCCGCAAGTAATCGAATGCAAGTTTTATTTGTGCTGAAAAAACAAGGGGCGGTAGTCTCCGCGCCCGGATTCTACCGCCCTTGCGTCCTACACGATGCGCCAGTCAACGCCACGGGGAGCAGCGAGACAAGCGCATTATATATCCCATGCGCCGGGCGTTCAAGCGTTTTGATTTTCGTTGTGTAGTCAACGCCTTGCAAGTTTTACAAAAGTGTATTGAATGCCATCACACAAAGGCGTAACGTTCGCACAGTTTGCGCTACGCACAACGTCTACGCTTGTGCGTGATGCCCATTAACCGCGCCCGGAATAAAAATATTGTCTAGTTTAAAAGACGCAGCGCTTCGCTACGCCCGCGAGGGTTTCCCCGTTTTGCCCGTTTGGTGGCTGCGCAAGGCGCGTGATGGTTCCGCGCGTTGCGCCTGCGGTGATGTGCAATGCGACACGCCGGGCAAACACCCATTAATCAAGGCGTGGCAAAACAAAGCAACCACGAACGAAAAGCAGTTAGTAGTATGGTGGCAGCGTTGGCCGGATGCCCATATAGGCATCATGCCCAAGCCGGGAACGTGCGTGATTGACATTGATCCGCGTAATGGCGGTGAAGTCACGCTTAGAAAATTATTGGCCGGTGACAAAGCAGCAACAACAGTAATCCAAAAGAGCGGCGGCGGTGGCCTACACCTATTCTACGAAGGCGAGCCGGGCGGCACGCTAGGCAAGGGTATCGATGTTAAAAAGGCGGGCCGTGGCTTCGTCGTAGCATGGCCTAGCATGCATGAATCGGGCAGGCGCTACCAATGGCGGGCAGACTGTGCGCCTTGGGAGCAAGAGATTGTGCCACTACCTGAGAGTTTGAGCGGGCGCAGTGTGAGCAACACGGGGCCGGGTAGCGAGTTTAGCGTTATAGAGGGCGATGACGAAGACGCGCCACGAACGGCAAAAATTCCAAAGGTTGAAGTAGAAGTAATCCGCGAAGCGCTGGCGCACATTGATGCAGGCGACTATGCGCGATGGATCAATATAGGCCATGCGTTGCGCCATGCCTACGGACAAAAGGGCTTTGCGCTTTGGGAAGATTGGAGTAGGTCGAGTGAAAAATTCCAAGAGCATGATTTAAATAAGTGGAACACATTTGACCGCAACCGGGATAGGGCGCTTTGGACCATACGCAGCGTGATGGCGCTGGCGCGCAAAGGCGGCTACAGGCCGTTGACGCGCGAATTTTCGCAAGGTATTTGGGTCATTGGTGACACAGAGTATGCCTTCAATAATGAGCATGGGCCGGTGCCTTTAGAGTGGGTTTTTGATGGTCGTATCGCAGTCGGTAAGGTAACGGTAGTCGCTGGCGCGGGCGGTAGCAGCAAAAGTTTTTTAATGCTGCAACTTGCCATAGCCTTTGCAGCCGGTGAATCGCTGGGACCATTTGAGCCGGGCACAGTGGGCAAGGCGCTGATACTCACTGCTGAGGAAGATAAAGATGATATCCATAGGCGCATACATGCCATACAACAGCAGCAAGGCTACACCGAAAAACAGCGCGAAAGGATCATAGAGCATTTGGGCGTGGCATCAGTGCGCGGCTTGGATTGGCGGATGCTGGCGCATGATGAATTCGGTGATTTGCAGGAAACAAATCGCGTCGATTACCTGATTGAACAAATTAAACCCTTGCACGATATGAAATTAGTTGTAATCGATCCGCTGGTATTTTTCAACGGGGGCAGCGAAAACGATAACGAAGAAATGGCGCGGCTAATGCTGGCGCTGGATCGCATCGCGGCAACGTGTAAATGTGCGGTTGTCGTGGTGCATCATGTGAGCAAAGGCGGGCAGGTCACGAGCCTACAGGATGCGACGCAAAGCGTGGTGCGCGGGGCTTCGGCACTGGTAGACAATGCGCGGGCATCGATGTTGCTAACCAGACTCCCTAGACGCGATGCGCCTTTATATGGATTGGCGGAAGATGATGCCGGACGCTACGTTGTCGCAAGATTTGTGAAAAATAATTATGGGCCGCATACCGGGGATGTTTTTTTCGAGGTCGGCGCGCACGGTGTTTTGAGGCATGCGCCGGATATTCAGCAAATTGAAAGCAACGTAAAAGAGGCTGCAAAACTCTTGGAGGATCAATCTCGCATGGAGCGGGTATTGCTCGCGGTAAAGGCGGGCAAGGGTGAAGCGACATTATTAGAATTGGCCGAAGCTGCAAAATTGACGATTATGCAAACGCGCGTGGAAATTAAAAAATGTGCCGAAGTCGGGTTAATCGATGCGCAAGGCGTGGGAGCATGGAAACGCTACACCATCACAAAATTGGGTGGTGCCCAATTAGCAAAATTCGCTGAAAAACGGCAATCAAATGACGATGCCGGGGATTGCTAGGCGTTTTGTTTTTCTAGATGCATTTTGCCCAATTTTGTAATGTAGTATCTTTTACCTGAGCCGATGCCTAGCTGTTCAACTAATTTATTTTGTGCAAATTTAGCAAGTCTGAGTCGCGTTTGCATATGTGTCAGTTTCGCAATTTTAGCTAGTTTGGCTACAGTTAAATTGCCTTTTCCGTTTTTGATCTCTCGCAATAAAGTCAATTCAGGATCGCTAGATTTTGAGTCGGGGTCATTATGTCTTATGCATTTGTCATCTAAATAAATGCGAATTTCTACGGTAATACTTATCGGGATTTTTGCAGGCTTGAGCATATTAGGCCTTTTTCGTTAATGGGCGCACGATCATACACGAAGCAGAAAAATGCTAAATTTCACCCGTTTTTATGTGGAAAAAAGCGTTCTACGTGATACATATCATGTAGAATTTCCCTGTAAAATCAATTACTTAAATTTTATTTTGACGGTTTATCACGTAGTATCACGTAATATCACATGGATTCATTTGTCATAAAAAGCATGATAACTCATTGATTCCAAACAATTTTAAAATAGCCTATTGACTTTTAATCCCGTTAAGGCTACGCTGACCGCCGCACTAAGGCGCGACTGCGTAGCCTTCGGCGGATAACAGATAGATTCTAGCGGTGATGGTGAAGCGAAGGAATTGGAGAAAAACACTCTAGCGGGCAATGTGCCCGACAACGCCGAGTGCATCGGATCGCTTGCAGGATGGAGTGTCTACGCAAGGCACGGCACGGGGCACTGGAAAAACTATAAAATAATTTCCCTGCGCCCTTTGCCAAAATCAAATTTTTGGGTATCGATCAACGTAGGCACGGGCCGATTGGCGAAAAATAATTTTTTTTCGTTCGTTGATAATCACGCGGAATATTCACATATCGCCCAATGGGTGCAAGGCGTGATTTTGTCCCATGTGGAAAAATCCAATGGAGGGAAAAATGTTTAAGGTTGCCTTTGATGCTGCGCGCCTGATAAAACGCTTCAAGGATATAGAGCAAAAAGAATTGAGTAATATTATGGTGAAATCGATCAACGATACCGCGTTCGATATTCGCGATGGCTTCAAGGATGAATTTCGCCGGGTATTTGACCGCCCAAGGCCACTAACGGTAAACAGCATTTTGTTCAAAGCCGCTACGCCGGGAAAACTGAGTGCAGAAGTGTTTGTCAGGAAAGAAGTCAATAAAGGCGTGCCACCAAGCGAATATTTATTTCCCAATGTGCAAGGTGGCGGGCGTGCGCAAAAAGCGCCTGAAAAAAGATTGCAGGCGAATCCACGCATACGGAATAAATTTTTCACACCGGGCCGAAGCATGCCACTAGATGCGTATGGAAATTTACCCGCAAAGTTCATTACTAAAATAATGTCACAACTGGCAGTGCAGTTTGACCCTACCGCAAACGAAACAGAAAAAAAGCGGGGCAGTCGTTTGCGTCGTCAACGCAAGAAAGGCGGTGGTGGAAGCTTTTTTGTGTTGCCGGTCAACAGAGGGAAATTAAAAGCAGGTGTAGTGTATGAGCGCATTACTTCGGGATTCGGTAGCACGATACGCACAGCGCTTATGCCGGTGAACAGTGTAAACTATTCAGTGCGCTTTAAACCGGGGCCGGTAGCACAAAAAATATTTGATCGCAAATTCAAGGCTAATCTCGAAAGGCGCATGCGTGCAGGAGGCAGGCTTAAATAATGAAGGCGTGTATATACACAGCATCTAATGTCATGGTGTCGCATAGGGGTGTGCATCATGGTGAGGATAGTATGGGTATTCATCGCTATCATTACACTATATGTATGTGTCATAATTAATTTATTATTATAGTTTTTTTTTATTTAAAATTTTTTATTTAATACTATGAATAAATCAATGTGTGCATTACATCACGGAAAAAATAATTTTTTATTTTATTTTTTTTCTTGGGTCCTTTTTGAGCAACGAAATCAACGCGGGTAATTAGGCG